ATGGAGCTAAAAGAATTTTTAAGTCAAAATCCTATCATCAACAAGAAGAAACTTTCGGAAGCAATGTATCCAGAAAACAAATCTCCTTCATCAAAGTTATTAAATAAACTTGAAGAAAGAGAAGTTGGAAGTGGAAAGCAAAGAATACTACCTGTTGATGTAGAAGCGTCAGTAAAGGCTCTTACGAAATTAAGAGATTCTATTAATCAATATATCGATTCAAACATTAAATAATATTTGAATATTCCTTTTCGATATATAAATACAATTGTTTATATTTGTGTTATTAAAAGTAACACACATTATGAACACACAAAACACTTTCGAAAATTGCGATCAGTTTGCTGACTACATCATTGATTCCATATTGGATTTTGGTGATATCGTTACCCTAGAATTTAATAGAATCACAAACTTAGATATACCTACTGGTAGATCATTAGAACAGTGGTTAATCGTCAATCCTCAAAGAGGTGAAAACTTTAAAAAATTTGGTACTGTAAAATCATTCCTTTATGATATTTACGAATTAACAAAATCACCTCTTTTTCAACATTACGAAAAAGCACGTCAAGCGTATTATTGGTGCTCAATGAACCCCGATAAGGCTGCAAGAATAAATCTTAATGAACATATTGCTGAATTAAATCAGGATCTTTTAGAAATCCCTTTAGAAGATCATACCTGGTATACTGAAAAATATGTGAAATTGTTTTTGGACTGGCTTTCGTCTAAAAGTCGTACAGCTTCGTCAATGGTTACTGGACCTGCAAATTTCAACACTCGAAGAAATGAGAAAGCGTTAAATGCAGAACGCAATAAATACCAGACTTTCTCTGAATGGCGCGAAAAAGCAAAAGAAGGAATTAGAAAGCGAGTTGAAAGAAATAAACCAGCCGAGCAAAAGAATGAAGAAAGCTGGAATATCCTTAAAGATCATATTATTAAACAGTCTGCAGTAATTCAGGGTATCGATAATGGTACCGAACCATATAGCCGCGCACTGTTTGTTTCCTCATTAGTCAACCCGATCGAAACAGCAGCTAAAAACGGTAAAACCGAATTAGTAGAAAAAGCTCTTAGTTTGATTGAAGAAATCAACAAACCTCTTAAGAAGCCTATCATAACACCTCGTCATAAGGTTTGGAATTTACGCGAACTTGCTTTCGATAAAAATAAGGCAAAAGAATCCCCACATAAAAGCGAAACTTATTCTATTCCTAACGGGCAAATAATCGTAAACTTTGAAGCTGATCGTATTCAAATCAAACATGATGAAAAGCCCAGCAAAGAAATAATTGAACTTCTCAAAAAGAATTCTTTCAACTGGTCACGCTTTCATGGATGCTGGCAAAGAAAAATTACCCTAAATACAAAATATGCAGTTAAAAAAATGTTCGACATTGCTATAAAATAAGGTCTTAAAATTTTATAGAACCTTATTATATTAGTGTATCCAATAATTAAACAGGCTTTAAGATTAATTTTGAATTTTAAAGCCTTCTCTAGCTTATGTCAAAAAAAATCATCAAAACACCAATCCTCATCATTAAAGATGAGTATTTCAAAGAAATCCTAGAAGGGAAAAAAGTTGAAGAATACAGAAGCTTAAGCGAGCATTATTTCAAAATGTTTTGCGAAAAAGGTAAGGATGGCTATTACGACAAAATGAAGCCTGTTAATGAAATCATTTTAGCAGTAGGTTACAACAAGAATCGCAAAACGGCCCTTGTTGAAGTAAAAGACATTTATATCTGTGAATTTCAAAACGAAATCCCAGAAGGATTTGAAAAAGGTGACGAATGCTTTGTCATTGAACTAGGAAAGGTCAAAAAGACTGATAACGTTTAATTATTGAACTATGGCAGAAACAGCTGAACAAAGACGAAGAACTGAACGACCAAGATATCGTATCGGTACTTCAAACAGTGGTGTTAGAACTATCACACCATCAAATGCGGCCGCGCGTCGTGACATGCGTCAACCTGGTATTACTCGTAGAACTAGATAATGACGCCTTTAGACATATTGAGAAATGTTAGATCACAGACTAACGAGATTATTCTATTCAGTTCTTTGAATGGCAAGGACTCAATATTGTTGACAGACATGTGTTGTAAGGTCTTTGATCGAGTTGTAAGTGTTTACTTATATACGGTTAAAGACCTTTCGCATATAGAAGCTTTTAAAAATACATTTTCAGCTAAATACAAGAACATCACCTTTATTGAGCGTCCACACTTTGCATTGTATGGATATCAAAAAAACGAATGGTTAGGCTATAAAGGACATGAAAAGTTAAAACGCAGGACATTAGCCCAAATTGCTCAAGATGTAAAGTCCGAAACTGGCATCGAATGGGCTTGTTTTGGATTTAAACGTACTGACGGCCTACAGCGTCGTCTAATGATGATGGCATTAGAAAAAGAAGGCACTAAAGGCTATAATCCGAAAACGAAAAACGTATACCCTATTGAAAGTTGGAAAAACGGACATGTGTTAGCTTATATCGACAAGATGCGATTACCACGGCCAACGGTATACGATCCAAAACATCAATCACAAGGCGTTACTCCTGGTGATTTAAATTTCCTTCTTTGGTGTAAACGATATTGCCCTGAAGATTATCAAAAAGTAATTAATGAATATCCGGAAGCTGCAACAATAATATTTGAACATGAGTACCAACAAGCATAAATCATCAGAACCAGTAACCCTAAAACGGTCACAAATTACGCTGGCACATTATAATCCACGCAAGATATCTCCCGAAGCTAAAAAACAGCTTAAGGCAAATATTAAGCGCCTTGGAATCATGGGTGGCATCATCTGGAATGAAGCAACAGGTAATTTAGTAGGTGGTCATCAAAAAATAGCTATCCTTGATGAGATCAATAAATACCCTACCAACGATTACGATGTAACAGTCGAAAAGGTTAATTTATCAGAAAAAGAGGAAATGGAGCAAAACATTTTCCTTAATTCGAAATCCGTTCAAGGTGAATTTGATAGCGATCTAATGGCTAATATCATCACCGATATTGACCCGTTATTAGCTGGACTTGACGAATACGATTTAACAATGCTTTCGCTTGATGCACCAGCAATAGACTTCACCGATATAATGGAAAAAGCATCAAAGCTCAACCCTCCTACTGCACCACAGACTAAAGAGGAAATCAGAGCGAAAAAAGAAAAATACAGTCAAGAGGTTGACGAAAAATGGGAAGGAGAACCGACGGTAACACTCTCTTTTGATTCCTTCGAAAATAAAGCAGAATTTATGGAAGCAATGGGTAAAGATCTATACGACAAAATTGTGAAAGGTGAAGAAGTGGCGGAAAGGGTGTTCAATGCCTAAACAACAAATGTTCATCGACTCCATTCACGGAATAACTGCAGTAGCAAATAGTAAAACAGGCGCATGGCAACTGATTAGGAATAAATGCCATGAAATGAATTTAGAAGTACCTACGTTCGAACAAATAAAAAAATTTGAAAATAGATATATCAAAAAATAATATTCGATATGCATCAACATTTTACAGAATACACCTTTGGGGATATTGTTTATTTGAAAACAGACGTTAATCAGGAGCAATGGATAATAACTGACATATTCCTTCATCCAAATAATGTTTGTGTATATACGATTGCTTGCGGAAACTCGAAACATGATGCCTATGATTTCGAATTATCCAGAGAGCAGAACAGCAACAAAAAGTTAGGGATTTAGCGTCTCCACCGTGTGGCAAAGTTACATTATGATACTAATTGATACACTTATTAAACTATAAATGGAAATATTAATCATTATCGGAATCATAGCTTTAATATTTTACGGCTATTTCCAAGCGAAAAAACAGGATACAATTTTAATTGATGACGCATTTCTTTCTCAACCAAATAAAAACGTCATTGCAGGGATGGATTTCGGTCAAGGAAAAGACAAAACAGCCACCGCCTATTATTTAAACGGTCTCATCATGACACCAAAACAATACGGTGAACTCCATGGAAATGGGAAAAGCAGAGTTAAGAAATCGAATCGTTTAAAACTTAGAAAATAGTTATGAAAGCAAGTGAAGCAAGGTTATTGAGTTCAAAGGAGCGTAGTAATAAATCAGGTAAAGACCTAGAGACAGTTTACAAACGAATTAACGCAGCAGTCTTAAAAGGTGAGTTCGATATTTTCTATTATGGAAGACTATCGTCAGAGACAAAAGAGCAATTAAAAGAAGACGGCTACACTGTTGAAGATATTAGCGATCCGAGAGATAATCTACCTACTTATAAAATTCAGTGGTAAAAAATTAATAAAATGAATTGGACATACATATTAATCGGAGCACTCATCGTAATTTATATTATTCAAGTGCTAATAGTTTTCAAAGAATTAGGTGAAGGCGAATACACTCGCAAATATCGTGTATTACTAGATCTGATACCGTTCTACTTTCTTGTACTGGCAATTATCGAATTTGGACATTTCCTCTTTGAGGTTTGCCTTGAGAACGCTATTGACGAATTTAAAAAGTTAAAGTAGGAATTATGACAAGAGAAGAAATAGTAAAAAGGTCCTTCAAACCTTATATGATTTTGATCTTTCATGATAGAGATAAGGATGTTGAGATGATGTTATTAGCAGCACATTTCGATAATGAGGTTTTTACCTTAGCTCCAGTTGATACAGATTTTTATGAAGATGAATCAATTACTGTTAGTATTTCCAAAGTATCATTTCCTAAGAAAGTAACAAAAATGAAGGTTTTGAAAACGTAATAAAATGGCCAACAAAGATAGATGGGATTACGAAAGCGAAGAGTTTTCAAATGCAATGGAGAACTACGCCATGAAAGGATTGACCGATAAAGAAATCGCTATTGAGGTTAGTTTAAACCCAACCTACTTTCTAGAATTAAAGTCAAAGTATGATTCAATATCTGATGCCTTAGCGCGTGGGCGTGCGAAGATCAATTCAGCAGTTAGGCAAAAATACCTTGCTGTTGCTTTGGGAGGTCTTAAACGCAAGTCTACCACACGCAAATTACCGTCAATGATGGAATCAGGAAGATATATTCAAGAAGACGGTATGGTTGTAATGGAAACCACGGAAGAGCTTCCACCAAATCCTCAAGCATTAGCTACTTGGTTATTCAATCACGATGAAGAATGGCGTAAAAAAGTTATTGACGGCAAGAAATTAGATGTTACAACAAACGGCAAGGAGCTAAACGGCAGTGTTAGCATTACTTCTTGGTTAGCAGCAAACAATGTAGATGACGATAACGAAGCAGGGGAAGATTCCGAAGAAGACGACAACGAGGAAGAAGATAACTAGGGAACGACCTAAGATTAAAATTGCTCCTCCTTACGTTCCATTATACGAAAATACTGATAAGTTCATCATCTTAATTACTGGTGGACGTGGTTCGGGAAAATCGTTTAATGGTTCATTGTTCCTTGAAAGGCTTAGTTTTGAGAAAGGTCATAGTGTCCTTTTCTCCCGTTATACGATGTCAAGTGCTGCAGACTCTGTAATCCCAGAGTTTCAAGAGAAAATCGATCTTGAAGGCACACAGCAGTTTTTTGAAGTCAAGAAAAACAACATCATCAATAAGTTTTCCAAAGTGCCTATTATGTTCCGTGGTATCAAAACCGGATCAGGTAATCAAACGGCAAAACTTAAATCAATACAGGGCTTAACAACCTTTGTTGGTGATGAGATGGAGGAATGGACCGACTTTGACAGCTATGAAAAGCTAATGTTATCCATTCGTCAAAAGGGTATTCAAAACAGAATCATTCTGATAATGAACCCTACTGATGACTCCCATTTCGTTTATGAGCAGTACATCAAAGACACTCATAAAATCGTTACTATCGATGGCGTAGACGTTCAGATATCGACGCATCCGAATGTATTACACATTCATACCAGCTATTTAGATAACATTGAGAATCTTGCTAGCAACTTCTTAGAGCGTATAGAGCAAATAAAGCAGGAATCTATTGCTCAAGCTACTGATGCACAAGGAAACTTTGATCGTGCAAAATTCCAAATGACCAAATACGCCAACGTTGTTATTGGTCGTTGGGCTGATATCAAAGAAGGTGTTATCCTCCCTAATACGAGAGAAGGTGAATTTGATGAATACCTCCCCTATTGTTATGGCCAAGATTATGGTTTTTCTGTCGATCCTGATACGCTTATACGCGTGGCTGTTGATCGTAAAAAAATGCTTATTTATGTTGATGAGGAATATTGCGACAAAAAAGACCTCGGTACCAACGATATCATTGCACTTAATAAATCACGCATTCTCAAGCCTAATGATTTAATTGTCGGAGATAGTGCAGAAGATCGATTGATTGCTGATATCAAGAAACAAGGCAAACTAAATATAATCGAATGTTGGAAAGCTCCTGGCTCTGTTGCTGCTTCTCTTCTGAAGATGAAAGATTACACAATTGTTTATACTCAACGAAGTAGAAACATCAAAACGGAGCTTAAAAACTACATCTGGAACGATAAAAAAGCTGGAATCCCCATAGACAAATGGAATCACACTATTGACGCAATTAGGTATGCATTCGACTTCTTGACTAAGAATGATCCAAACGCTAAGCAAAAAACAAAACAAGCATTAGAAAAAATTAAAGCTACCTCAAAAAGAAGAATAAGACGATGAAAAAAGAACAATTAGAGACGCTTATAAGCGGTGATTTTGGCAAGCTTGTCGATGTCATAAAAAAAACTGAAAAGGTAATCAAGCTGGGTAAAAACACTTTGTCAGTGGCTGATTGCATGAAGCAATACGATCCTTTTCTGCATGATGTAAACGATACAAATATAAGGGCAAACCGGATGTTAGATCATGAAGGTGAAAAATACGATGATGCCATCAGCGGAGACACCAAAACGTCAACGGAACAATCAGAAGTAGAAGTTAACCGCCTTCAATTGGCGCGTCAAATGCAAATTGTTGAAGCAGCAGTATTTTTTGAGTGTGGTGCCGAAATATCCCTTGAATACAACCAAGACAATGAAGCTAAGAAAGGATTATTCGAACTCATTCAAAAGGTTTGGAAAGATAATAAGCTCTATTTCGAAACTGAAGCTATTGTAGAGCGTCGAATGATTGAAACACATTGCGCTGAGCTTTGGTATGACTATGAAGATGAAAATTACTGGAAAGGAACTACATTAGAAGGTAGTATACGTAGACCAGGTTACTTACTTCTCTGTAAAGAAAATGGAGACGATATCTATCCAGTTTGGGATGAACACGGTGACCTTATAGGACTTGGTAGACGTTATGAAACTACTGATCCAGTAACCGATATCAAGACTATACACTTTGATTTTTATCATGCTGATCACATTATTTTAGGAAGTCAAGACGATGGTGGTCCGTGGGTAACAGAAACAAAAGAAGGTTACGGATTTCTCCCTATTGTTTACCATGAGCAAAAACGTCCTGAGTGGGCAAACATTCAACCACTAGCTAATAGAGAAGAAACCAACTTATCAAACCTTGCTGATACAAATGATTATTACGGTGACCCTACAATGGTGGTTGAAGGTGAGGCGGAATCCCTCCCTTCTCAAGGTGAAGTTGCGAAAGTTATTCAAGTAAAAGGAGGTGATCAAGGTCAAAGAGGTAGTGTATCATTCGCGCAGCCTGATGCAATGGTAGAATCTAAAAAGCTTGAATTTGATCGTCTGAAACAAGAGCAGTTCGATATCACCAACACTCCCGACATTAGCTTCAATACCATGTCTCAATTAATGAGCAATGGTACATCTGGAATCGCTTTGCGTTTGCTATTTATGGGGCCACAAATGAAAGGCAATAAAGCTCAGAAACGTTTAAAGGAAATGCTAACCAGGAGAAACAATGTTATCCGAAAAATGCTTATTTCTTTCAGCCCTGAGGATTTTAAAGATATGGATGATGTTATACCAGCAATCAAAGTTAAAGATGCATTACCAGTCAACAAAGAAGAATTAATCTCGCATGTAACTAGTATGGTAAATGCTAAATTGCTTTCACGTAAAACAGCTATGCAAATGTTAGGTGAAGTAACCGATATTGAAGCGGAACAAAGACAAATACTGGAAGAGGCTAGACAGGATCAAGAGTTTCAAAGCAAAACTTTTGAAAAATAATATATCAAAAAAGAATAAATAATATATAATTGTATTTGTTTATATAAAAAGTGTTTTATATCTTTGTTTAACACAAGTAAGGAAATAAATAGATAGAAAATAAAATGTAGTCCGTATGGTGAGCAAAGAGATTTTGCTACAGCTTTGGAATTGGGCGGCATGAAACAAAGGTCTACATTTATGACATAAACCCAATTTTCGAGAAGATTAACGACACGTAGTCGGTTGGGGAAAGAAAATAACCTAGCGAATAATAACGCTTAGCTAGGGATAACCAAAGTTAATTGAGTATACGTTCTTTATACTTTGGTTTGTTGAAACATTGAGGTGTGGCGGAATTGGTAGACGCACCGTCGTGTGGTGTCTTGTAGTATGGAAATCTACAAAACGAATTATAGAGTAAGTAAGGAAGAGGCACACACGGTTACTCATACAGGTTCGGATCCTGTCGCCTTGACAACCCGATCCTAAGGGTAAAAATAAAAGGAGAGTTAGCAATTCGCTCATAAGGTAAAAGTGTTTAGTATGACAAATAATACTTGACTAATAGAATAGTAATTGACAGCTGGAAAGACAGAATACCATATCTACAAGTTAACTCTTTATCATTGATACTTGTTAGAAAGTCGGTAGTGAATGATATGACAGTCGGAATGATAGCGACACCACCCCGTTAGTTTACTATGTTGGGTGGTTTAAAATCGTCTTTTCATAATTTAGGTTTATAATTGGTTAGTTAGACCGTGTAGTTGTTCCCAGCTTCTGCACGGTTTTTTGTTATATAAAAATAAATGTCATTGAAAGTGATTAAAATATTACTTTTGGCCACAAACTTTTAAATTATTCACCAAAATGAAATTTTTAATATTATCCATTACTTTACTTACTTGTATCAATTTTTGTTTTGCACAATTTACTCCTCCGACGCGTATAAACACACCATATGGAGCAGTAACGGTTAAAGGAAATTACAACCCCCAATTCTTTAATCATCAATATTATCAAAGAATTCCATCTTCAAAACATGATTATTCCGTAGAATTAAAAAATGGTGAAGTAATAGAAGTTCGTTCTAAGATTCATTTTCAAGACTCTATTTCTTATTTAAAATGGAAAGTTGACGGAAAAACCAAAACATTATACCCTCAAGAAACAAACAAAATATATTTTACTAATAAGAAGTATCAAGCATTTAAAGGACTTGCTGTAAAAGATAGGTGGGTGTTTTTATTAAAATATTCCAACATAAACACTTATACCATTACACCAGATCACGAAGTCGTTAAAGTCATAACACACATTCAAAAAGGGGATCTAGCAGAAATAGTAGAATTTACTGTTGACAATTTAAAAAAGATGATCTCTGATAATCCAGCTGCAGTAAAATTATTAGAAAAAAATAAGCTCGAAAAAGCACTAAATGAATATAATAAGAGATGATGATGGTTCAAAAAATGAGCCGTAAACGTTTAGTTAGACCGCTCTGCATCGCCAGGTGATTTGAGCGGTTTTTTTTATAAATAACACATAATAATTATAAATCTTTCAATATCCGCCTCTAGTTAAATTCAATTTGCGACTGAACAGGTATATTATATTTTGCTCCATATTTTTGTACAAATGCATTCCACTCTGTGCACTCTTTCATCATATCAATTGATTGTTGGATATAAACAAGAAGCTGTTGTCTTCCATCTTCATTAAGCCATTGAAAATGTTTAAATTGTCTAATTCCAAATTCGATATAAGGATTTATAGATTGAAGTTGGGGAAGAATTGATTTGTCAAATCTTGCATATATGCAAAAATTAGTATATTTCCCAACTACACTTGGTCTTAAAGTTTTATTTTTATTCTGTTGCCAGTGATTTAATCTAAAAATATTATCATAAAATTCCTGAGGGAACATTTTTTCGTATGTTGCAACGTTTTTTAAGAGATATACTCTTCTATTCAAAATCTCTTCTTCTGAGATTATTTTGCCACTAAATAACTGGATTTTTTGACTTTCGAAATCTAAAGACTTGTCAGAAAACTTACTTTCTATTTTATGATTTAAATTGTCAAAAATAAATTGTAATTCACTTTGTTTTTCATCCTTTAGGATGTCTTGACTTGTTTTTTTAGACATGGGCAATTGTTTAGAGCCCTTAATATTTCTATTTCTCATGTTTATGTTTATATGGTTAATTATATAATTCTTTATTTCGGTTGTAATAATTACTAATTGAAGCAAGATCTTTCCAATCTGAATCAAGATTACTTAGCCAGATAGATTTATCAGGGTTGAAATCATTTGCTCTTACCCAAGCATATCTATTTTTCTTTCCTGAATCAAATGCATCAAATGTATATATCATACTTTCATGAATATCATTAATTTTAGCAATTCTTGCTATCTCATATTTATTATTAATAAATTCCTTAACCCTTCTTGTTTTTTCTTCAGAAAAGAAATATTTACGAGCAAAAGAATCAGCTTCCAATTCTTTTTCTTTTAGGGCTAAATCTTCATCATCATTATCAGATATGTGATATTTACTTTCTTTTATTTCATCCCAATCAAAAAGTACATGAAATAGCTCATGCAGTAAAGCGAACCAAATTGTAGCATAAAACCCTTTATAATTTGTTAAAACAATACATGGTTTATCGTTAAATGAAATAGTTGCTCCTCTTAAATGTAGTCCGGAAGTTGGTGGAAAATATATTACTGTAACACCAAGTCTGTAAAGTTTTTTTATTACACTTTTTAATCCTTCCTCTGGCTTTGTAGAGTGCCATCTTATTTCAGGAATATATTCGATAAGCTCTTTACGATTATATTCGTAAGGATTGGAGATGTCTTCAAAAATTTTTTCAGCAGCTAATATCCATTGGTCTCGTTCCGCTACATTTTTTGGGGGAATTTTTCCTGCACTAAAAGCGGGCTTAATGACACCTAACTTTAAAAACTGTATATTTTCAACTCCATAAAGCGCACATAATTTATTATTTATATCGGTGTAATCTGTTAAATTGTTAATGAAGCCACACTTTTTAAATGCCAATAAATCGAAGTTATTTTGTATAAATTCAATTGTTGTAACATCTATACCAATATTATCCACATTATTTCTTTCAATACTTTCAAGATAGAGTAATACTAGTTCATCTTTACTAAGTTGCAAGAAAGTACCGAGTTTTAATAATACAGAATAATCTACGCGTTTTTGCTCTCCATCCAGTATTCCCACAAGTGTTCGATGTTGGATATCTAAAAGATCACAAACACCTCTAAAAGAAATATTTAAATCCTTCATCCTTTTCTCAAAATATTCCTTCAAAGAAAGCTTATTCGAAACTCTTCCTTTTCCTAAAGCTTTATTTAGGATCTCATCAACATTAAAATCAGACATATCAAACTTTTGCTGTAAAATTACAACACAAATATACTATTTTAAATGAACTTATATACACAATAATGAAATTTGCTGTAATTATGCAGCATTTTTATTCGGCTAAACAGCAGAATTAAGTGATATAAATTAGATTTTAAAAATACTTATAGACACCAATGAAAATTCTGTTAGTTTAAATGAGCTACAAACTCTATTGAATACATTAATTTGATAACCTAGCAATAAGTCTAATATGTTCTTTTGAAACGTTATTAATTAATGGTTTATAATTAAATGATGTTTCAATCCCCCCCAACTGAAGATCATTTGACTTATCAATAGAATCAAGTAATTCATCAATATAATCCTCATTTAGAACATCCTGTGGATTACTCTCTAAAAAATTCCCATAATTATTAATATCATGTAAAAAATCTGAATCTGCTAATCCCCATATTGTGTTTTCTTTACACTTATTTGCTTTCCTTGTGTGTCTCTTTTTAGAGTTAAGGTTAATTCGTAAGACTTGAAATTTATTTTTTCGAATTAAGGATTGCCAAAATTCTTTTGATCCAGGACAAGTATGATATTTATCAGATAAAATTTCATATCCAAAATCTTTAATTAATAATTCAAATAAATATGTTAAAAACCCTCTTTGCCTAATTTTTGAATATGTCCATATAATTTCAAAATATTGTTTATTAAAATACTCCCTTATTTCTCCATGAACAAGGGACATAGTGTCACGTTGATTTTTATCGATTAATTTGAAAGTTAATTGATCCTTAGATACTTTTATCGCTTCAAACATTCGTGAGGGTATATTTTCTGGTTTATAATCATCAAATATCTTTTCTGAATATAAATTGTTTCCGAAATCATAATTTAACTCATCTTTCTTCTTTACAACAGGCATTCTTAATAATTGGTTAAGAGTAATATTTAGGTTATCTTAAAGTTTTAAAACATTCCCTTCTCAATATAAGGATATAAAATTAGCAAAAACAAGATATAAAAGTTATCTTTTGTGGGCAAGATATAAATCCCTTCTTTGAACCTATTTTTCAACCACTTTGCATATTACTACCTTTACTCAATCCCCAACATCATGGAAATAACAATTTTTCCATCAACCCACCAGTAAATAAAAAAGCCCACATCCTAATCGATATGGGCTCAATACTATTAACACAATTGTAGAATATTTAAATCTTAATCAAAGTCAAATAAGTCGGATAAGAAAGATTTCTTTTTCTTTCTATGCTGTGGGTGGGAGTATCTATCGTCTCTATCGTACTCTTGTGGATGTGTCCTTCGATCGTACTCTTGTTGTTGAGGTCTATTATAGTTTACATCTGTACTTTGTGTAGCAGAATATTCTAACAGTTTATCCAGCTCACCTTTATCTAACCAAATGCCTCTGCATTTAGGACAATAATCAATTTCAACATTTTGACGCATCGTCATTAATAGCGTTTCGTTACAGTTAGGACATTTCATAGTTCTTCAATTTATTTATTTCTCAATTTACCCATAAATTGCCAGAAGTGGTTTTACATTAGCATTTTTTAACATTATGGGAATATGTATTCTTACAGTCTCGTCCTTATATCTTCTCTTAAAATATTAAATTGCAATTAATATATAACCAAAAAAAAATGAACACCATGGAACTAGCAATGCAATTAAATTTACTGGAGAAAATAATTATTGACTGTATCCAAATTGGGTATGATAAAGCAATGGAGGATCACAATGAAGACACCAAAGTTGAAGTCTCTAAAAACTGGGCCTACAAAAAGTATGGTCGTAAAACAGTGGATTCATGGATTAAATATAAATTAATAAAAGTTTTATTGCGTGAAGGGCATGATAGATTGAACAGGCACGAATTATATAAGACCCATAAAGTATACAACTGGCATATACATATGATTCAAATGAAGGGTAAGCGGACCTGAAATTAAACAATTCAGATTACCAGATATATTCATTATAATCTATCTTGAAAAAATAAAGTGGAGAATAATATCTATATCTCCACTTCATAAGTAATTGTATAACCAATCTCCCCAGACCCAATTTCATCGCTGTTTATCTCATGATCGACATATTCAATCGATTTATAATCATACTGCTCTTGTAGGTCCTCTGCTATCACTTGGATTTGACTCTGCAAAAACTTATCACCTTTATCTCCATCGATCATGTTTATTGAGAGGGTAAGGGTTGCTGTAATTAGTTCTTTCATGGTTAAATATAAGATTTATAATAAATAAGGCTCTATAATATTTTAAGCCCTTATTACTCCTTTGGTTTTTCCTTTATTCTTTGAATATAAATGATTTTTGTGAAAACAGAACTTCATAAAATAGTTAACAAATATGAACATCCAAGAAAGAGTATTATCTACTTTGAAACCCTTAGTTGCAAGTAAGGGGTTCGGAGCTACTACAGTGGAAGGGCTGGCATCAGACCTGAGCGCTAATCTAACAGATGAAAGTACGGACGAGGAAATTACAAACGCAATTAATGGGGCTATGCCTTTTTTTAATCGTATGCAAGCGGAAAACACCCGTTATGCTAACGAAATCAAAAAGAAGACCCAACAACCTGCGAATCCTGCTCCTACAGAACCTAACAACCCAAATCCAGCAAATCCTGAACCTACCGGTGCAGATAAAGTTATTGCGGAGTTGGCAAAAAAAGTTGATTTGTTATTACAGCAAAACAACGACATGACCATTAAGCAAAAATGGGCAAAATTAGCAGAAGCTAATGGTATCACTAACGAAACACTTATTAACAAGTGGCAACCATCCCAAGAAGAAGATTTTGACAGCGCAATGGAAGAGTTGAAAGCATTTAGCAAAGAATTTGTTAAAAAAGCTGCAAACGAACGTTCGCCTGGCAAACCTAATTCAGGAGAACCTGGTGATCCAAATTCAAATAAACCAAAAGACCTTACAGCAAATGGTAAAGCTGCTTTAGAAGGTTTGAAAAAAGCGAATGATCGTCACGCTAAAAAATAGACGATCTTATTTAAATTCAAATTGAAATGAATATTCGTAGAGAATCATACAGCCCAGAACCACCTGTATTTCAACACGACAAAACCTTACAATTATTAACTGGAGGTTTTGTTTTGAATGTAACAGGTTTTCCTAATGGCCATATTATCCGCATGGGTACAGCTATTATGGTTGACGAATTAGCACGAACAGCGATTCCTGTTAAATCAGCTACAGTAACAAAAGCAATTGTTACTGCTGACACGGAAATTGAGGTTGCAAAAGGTCACGTCCTAGTAGTTGGTGATAAGTTGAATGGTAAAACTATTTCCGCTATTGACACATCAGAATCAACTCATGATAAAATTACTTTAGCTGCAGCCTATGGAAAAGCGGAGGCAAATGGTAATACAATTGGTTCAGGAGACGGTAATGCTTTATTGTACAATTCAATCAAAGTTATTACTGGTAACACACATCCAGTTGATGCAGTGGTAGGTGGTTTGGTTTATGCTCGTCGTATCGGTTTTATTTCCGCTACTACTAAGGCAAATTTACCAAACGTTATTTTTTCACAAACAAAATAATTGAGGGATGGATTTACAAAGATCAGCTCTATTACAATTTTTGGCGAATGAGGGTATCACGCCAGAAATCATGCTTGAAACGGCAGAAGCACGTTTCGCTCCTTTATGGTTCCCTCAATATTTTAGAACTGCAGATCCGACTGTTTCATTAGAGTTTCAAACGATTCTTTCTGCTGAGACTTTAGAAGCTATGGCAACCGTTGGCTCTCGTGAATCAGAAGTTCCATTACACGGCCGTCAAGGTTTAGAAAAATTAAAAGGTGAAGTGCCTCCTATTTTTGTGGGGCGTAAATTCAATGCTCAAGAGTTGAGAAACCTTGAAATCCTTTTAGGTTCTAATGCATTAGGTCTTCCAGAAAGATTACGTCAAGTAATGGCACGTGAGATTGAAGACTACGCATACTGTCGTAACTCTGTTTTACGTCGTTTGGACTTTATGTGTAAGCAAGCTGTTTCATACGGTTCTGTCACAATTAACTTAGACAACAACCCTAAAGGTATTTTCTTTGATGTACCATTAGTTGGAGCAGACAATAAGGTTAATTCAGTTGGTGATTGGTCCAATGTAGATACGGATATCATTCAAGACTTCGAAAAAATGCGTTTAAAAGCTCTTAAATTAGGAGTATCTTTTGAGCGTGTAATGATCTCAGAAGCTCTTTGGTTCAAAATCATCAAGAATAAATCTTTACGCGACTTCTTGAAAGGTTATTTCAATCCAGGGTCGAATGCACGCTTTGCTACAAACTTGGAGAATGTGAACGCTGCATTTACCGCTGAACGTTTCCCTATTTTCGAAATAGTTTCGGATTTAGCTTACATCGATTCAGATGGCAAAAAACAAGCTGTTCCTCAAAATGGTTGGAGTCAAACAAATGCTATTTTTGTTCCTGCAGGTGATTTAGGTGTTATCCATAATGCACTAGCTGATGAGCAAATCACACCAGTTGACAATGTTGATTACTTAGTTGCCGATAACGTTCTTTTATCAAGATGGAGAACTCGTAAACCAAGTGCAGAAATAACAGAGGCAGTATATAATGCTTTCCCAGGATTTGAGCAAGCTAAAAAAGTAGTTATTCTTAATACATTAGGAGCTTAAATTTTGCAACTAATTATATCAAATAATAATACTTGATATGAATATTAAAGAAGCCTTTCACAGTATAATTAAGCCTTTTGAAGTAGATGAAGAGGATGTAGAATTAGCGTTATTAAATGCTGGCCTTGACGGATCAGGTGAATATAACGCTAGTTTGCAATCTGCAGTTGAAAAAAGCACAATTGATTTAATGTTTCAAGTTATTTCGGTAACATCTGAATCAGAAAGTCAATACAGCACTTCGAGAGATGCAAAATTACTCCGTGAAAGGCTTCTTTTTTTTGCTCGTAAACACGGAAGAAAGGATATCACTAATGCGTTGAATCCTTCTGTTAAAGTGAAAAATATAAGCCGTATGCGATGATTAAAAGAAGAATCCATACGTTAAAGGCTACAATTAGCAGTTCTCAGGAGCCATACGAAGATGCCAACGGCAATATTATCTTTCCTGATGGAAGTAGTGAAGTTGTAGAAAGATCATGCAGAGCTGAAAGCAACACTCTTGATGGCCGTACGAAAGGTACTGACGTTTTCAATTTTGAATACAACTATTTAGTGTTTACGGACACAAAAATTAAAGAACTACCCTACTCTACTCCTGTTGAAATCACCATTGACAAAACTGGTGAAATATTTGGCAAAGGTGAGGTGGTGAAGTTTGAAAGAGGTCAAAGAGTAACACGTATATGGCTGAAATAAGGATTAAAGCATCTTTCAAAATGGCTGATGTAAAAAAGCATTTCAGTGACTACAAAAATCATATTAATGATCATGTGGTTGAAGTGTTGAAATCATTAGCAGACAACTCCGCTGAGAGTTTACGTAAGAACGCAGACTTCTTAAATCACACATTCAATCTTAGAAGCTCATTAGGCACTGTTGTTTTCCGTGATGGAAATATAGTCTACGAGAATTTTAAAGACGTTGGAGGTGATGATGGATACAAAAAAGGCAAAGCAGTTGCAGAGGCTAATATCCCCAAATCAGGCATAGGAATGATGTTAGTAGCCGGTGAAGATTACGCATTGTACGTCGAGGCTAAAAATAATAAATGGGTTATTTCTGGTAGCTCAATGGAGTTATCTAAAACATTACAAAAATTAATATGACAGCAGCGGAGGGATTAGATCATGTCTTTTTTATAATTTGGAATAGCACTCTTAAAACCAATATATCAGGAGCTGTAAGACGATACCTTAGGCCAACAAATAGCAATAACGAAGATGTAACTATCAATGTTCTAAATCCAATTGATTTTGAGCAGTTACAGGAAGGAATTTTCAACGTTAATGTTTTTGTGCCTAATCCTGAGTATTCAGCTACTGTAGATGGTAAAGCTGTAAGGTTGCGAGATCTTCCAAATCAACAAAGAATATCCGTTTTATCTGCCTTTTGTAATGTGGTCTTAAAATTCAATTACGACAAAACTAAGCATGTTTTATTGGAGCTTCAAACTCAAAACATACTACCTGAAAACGAGCAAACAATAATTAATAACAGAGTAAAATTAACTATCAAAAATCTATAAAGATGGCAGTAGAAAATTCAAGCTTAGGCTTACAATACATTGGTGTAGCAGATGTTACAGCCAATGCTGTTCCAACTGTTTATACAGAATTGGAAGACGCTGTAATTGATTCCGCAAGCGTTACAGAAAATGAACCAACTACGGAGGATATTAGAATTGAACAGAGACGCGGTATTTATCGGACTATCACTACAGAAGAAGGATCGACTGTTTTTGCTGTTCAATTATATGATGTATCAGTAGACAATTTAGAATTGCTTAAAGGCGGTACCGTTACAGCTCCTGCAGCAGGTAAAGGTAAGACTTGGTCTAATAAAGATTCTTCATTTGAAGTTAATAAAGCGGTTAAACTGGTTACTCTAGATGGATATAAGCTTTATATTCCAAATGGAAAAGTTGTAGCGTTAGTAACTTTCGCCTTAGCTAAATCAGGATTAGCAACAGTTTCATTAACTATTACAGCTCAAGACCACACAGAAGGATCTGTTTTATGGGAAGAGCCTGTATCTGGAGAATAAAATTTCTAATGATATTTGCTTAAAAAAAGTCTTTACATTAATTTGTAAAGGCTTTTTTGGTATCAATAAGTATCATAATATAACTTTCACACACGGTTGAGACAACATAATTTTACTTTTCATATATTTGATTAAAATTAATCTCAAATTAAATTATGAAAAAATATATCTTGATATTATTAGTAACCATAGTATCTTTTAAATCATACTCTCAGCAGGTTGTTATTAATCCTGAAGGTATTAACTTTACTAATGGAAAAAATGATATTATTATCGAAAATAATAAATTAGCAAAGGAGTCTATTAGTCAAATTGTTAAAAATGTAAAATCAAAGCATCAATCTCAATATATAAAAATTGATACTGAAGATGATGTTATAATCATAAATGATTTTATTCCAGGATATACAAAAACTGATAAAGCTGCAGGTAGTGCATATCTCTTAGATCTTTCGTATAAAATAACAGTAGATATTAAGGATAATAAATATCGTGTAAATGCACCAATAGTTAATATCTCAGCAAACCAAAAATATGATGGACACGCCGTTAGTGTTAACCAAGGTGTGCAATTTACAATAGAAATGGGTATAAAAGGCAAGAGGGATATGTGGAGTAATAGCGCAAAGAAACTATATATTTACGATGAAAAAGATAAACTTATTGAAAAAACAACAAAGGAAAAGCTTGAAAAGGACTTATCAAAAATATTAAACATCATTATTGATCAAAGCGACAAATCTGATTGGTAAATGGCTAAAAATTCAAATGTTTTAAAATATAAGCCTCTCATCGAGGCTTTTTCTTTTTTAAGCAACTAAAAAGGGTTAAAAAAACTTTAGCACCTTATTTTATTTGAAACTATTCCTTATTTCATTTTGAAGTTTCAATATTTGTGATTATATCATAAAATAATAATGGATATATCTCAAAAAGTAATATTCGGAGCATTTGCTGAAAAAAGTAAGGCGTTTGTTTTTAAGATCAGACCTAAAGATTGGAAAGATAAATTTCTTCAATTAGTTGGGTTGCAGCCTAAAGAACGAACTTTGTATGTTTCTCCTATTTGTTTAGGTGCAAGATCATTGTGTTCCACCTACATTAATAAATTATCTTTTGATAAATATTTAAATAATACTGTTTTCAGAGCTGGAACAGAACTAGCGGAACATGAGTCTAAAAACTTAATAATGTTTCTTGCTACTGTTTTATGGAATAAAAAAAGTACTCCTCCATCGTGGTTGATTGATTGTATTGAGCAAATGAATCAGGACGATTTAGATCAAGTAATTGAATTTGCATTTGAATCGTTAAACACACAGGCTTTTTTAAATTCTATCATCTCAATGACGGGGGTGAGCCTTCAAACGGACGAGATAATAGCGCCCGAAAAAGAAAGCCAGGAAAGTACAAAATAAACCATTGGGAGATAATAGGCAATGCTATGAAGTATTGGCGATTAACATACGATCAATGCCTCTGGAATATCTCATACCAAAATTTGATCATGCTAAATGCTAGCATTCCAGAATATGACGAAAAAGGCAATAAAGTAGAGGCTCCTAAAGAGGTATCAGGTAAAGATTTAGCATCGAGATTTAAGAAGAAAGTGAATTAAATGGCAACGGAACTAGAAGGAAAACCTTTAAAATTTACAGCAGTTTTTGAAAGTAAGGACGCTGAAATGAAGATGGATGAATTTTTGAAAAAAGTTCAGAACATCAATACTAAAGGTGTGAGTAATAATGCCGCCAAAGCTGTTAATCAATCTTCTGGTCAATACAAATCTATTCTAACTGATGTAACACAGTCATTCAATGATTTTGTCACCTCCAATGATCGTTTCTATTCAGCCATAGCTAAATCAGAATTAGCATTACGTAAAGTTAATGTTGAGCAAAATTATCTTAATGCTGAAATGCGTCGTGGACTAATTACCGACGAAGAATATATTCAAAAAAGTGCACAATTAGCTCAAGTTAGGGAGCGTTTAAGTGCTCAATTGAAAGATAATAAAGCTCAACTTCAACAATATAATTCAGTGGCCAGCACAAAGCCTAAATTCACACGTCAAGACACGTTAAACGAATTAGGATCTGCTCATGGAAATTTATCAGCATCCCCTAACCTATCGGCCACTGAAGCATTTGCTCGAGCGACTCAACAGAGTATTGATAAATTAAACGCTGAACTTCTTGAGTTAGATGCAAATTTGAAATCAGGAGCTATTACTAATGATCAATACGCTAAGAGTACTGCTGATATAAATAATAAGCTAAAGGAAGCACAATTAAATCAAGAGCATTTTAATCAAAATATTGGTAAAGGCTTCGCTCCTACCGAGGAAATATCAAAACAAAAAACTGTTTTAGATGCTGTATCATCTGAATATAAAGAGCTTATTAGCGAAGCTTCCAGTGCATTTCAATCGATCAGTCCAGAAGCACAGAAATTAACAAATAACCTTGTTGGCCTCCGGGAAGAAAACAGAAAACTTGTTTCTGCTCAAAAAGAACTAGATGAAGCATACAAACGAGGTGATATAACACTAAACCAATATCTTCAAGCTAGTCGTGATTTAGGGGTTCAACAAGGAGCGATTAAAACTCGTATTGCTGAAACTCGTAAAGAGATTTCTCAAATAGACGCTGCAGAGCGTAAAGCTATCGGTTCTATTGCTGAGAAAACAGCAAAACTAACTCAATTAAAACAGCGTTACGATCAACTTTCAGAAGCTCAAAGGAATAATATCAATGTTGGTGGAAAAATCCGTAAGGAGTATCAAGATTTAACCAAAGAGGTAAACAAACTTAATACGTCCTTATCTGGTACTAAAAGTGACGGTGTAGGCGCTCTTTTCTCATCTATACAAGGAATAGCCGGAGTAATGGGAATCGCCTTTGGTACTCAGCAATTAGTTTCTTTCGGTAAAGAGTTATTTAGCATTGCTCAGCGTGCTGAGGGTGTGGAATTAGCATTTGCTAGAATTGGTGATCCAACTGCTTTAGATAGACTCCGTGTCGCAACAAAAGGCACTGTATCCGATCTTGATTTAATGACTCAAGCGGTTCGTGCTGATAAGTTCCGTATACCAATGGATGTTTTAGCTAAAGGATTAGAGTTTGCACGTCGTAGAGCAAATGAAACTGGTCAAAGCATTGATTACCTTACAGAATCATTTGTTAACGGCTTAGGGCGTCAATCAAAGCTTATTTTAGATAATCTTGGTATCTCTACTATAGAGCTTTCAGAAGAAATTGAAAAAACTGGCAATTTTATGAAAGCAGTATCCAATATTATGGATAAAGATCTTTCTAGAGGAGGTCAGGTTATTGATATGCTTTCTGACAAGACAGACAGGTTAGCTGCAAGATGGGAAAATGTTAAAAAGAAGATATCAGACGCTATGCGTGCCTGGTTTTACACAGGTGCTGGCGGAGCTTCTCCCGAAGGTATAGAGAAACATGTTATTGCCTTAAACAAAGCATATGAAGGTTTTGATAACAGAAACTCAGAACAGCAAAAAAAGGTAATTAATCAAATTCAATCCGAATTAGATTTTGAAAAAAAACGTTCTCAATCCATTGCAAAAAGCATTGAACAGGAGTCAATTAAAAGATATGGAAAAGTAGATGCTGCTTTTGTTTCTACCTTATCTCAGCAAAAAGGCCTTGATAAAAGCTTAGAGAAACTTAATGCTTTAGAGGCTACTTTACTGAAATTTAAAGGTGCTAACGCGGAATTAGATAAACAGAATAGACAAAAACAAGGGATTTTCAATTTAGAAGAATTAGAGGAAAAACTATCAGGTGCGCAAACAGCTCTTAAAACAAGTGTTGACAAAAACGAACAGGCTAAACTTCGAAAAGAAATTGCTGGTTATCAAAAACAAATAGAAGCAATCAATGGTAAGTCGAGCAAAAAAGCAGATGCAGCTCAAAGAGAACAAGAACGCAAATTAGAACAAGCCAGACAAGCCTTAGAACGTGAACGTAAACTTCAGGGTGATATTGATACATTAGCAAATCAGTCTACACGTAATCAACTTAGTCGTAATGAGGAAGAAATAGCTTCAATTAAGGACAAATACGCTAAAATGAGTGAGGAGATACGCAAATTTTATGCTGATCCCAAGAATAAAGGCTTGAAAGTCGATGAAGGAAAGTTAAAGCAAGCGCAAGATTTTGAAATTAGCGAGGCCAAAACACGTCAGGAGGGCAATGATCTTCTTAAACAATTAAATGAACAACGTAAAATTTACGATGAGTATTACAGTTATTTAGAATCCACCTCAAAAGAAGAAGCTGATAAAAGATTTAAAGATGATTTACCATTAATTAATGGATTTATAGATAGGTTAAGAGCTGCAAAAATTCAATTTGCTTCTTTAGGAGATTTAGCATCCAACTCTTTTGATGGAGTCAGCGGAGCTTTAACACAAGCTCAAAAAGAAGTTAGTGACGGTATTGATGCTTTAGAAAAGGATGTTAATGATAAAAGAGTAGCTAACGAAAGAAATAGAATAGCTGAAGCTTTGCAGTTAGCTCAAGATTTCAATGCTGAAAGATTAAAAATCGAAAAAAAATATCAAGATGCTCGTGTTTCACTTGGTAAAGCCATAACTCCTGAAGAAGATAAGGAATTAACTCGTAAAGAAAATAAAGAGAAATCACAATTAGCAGTTACACAGCTACAAGAATCTGATGCATGGGCATCTTTGTTTTCAGATTTAGATAACAAAACGGTTAAGCAAATTGAAACGCTTATTGCAGAAATCGAAAAGCAATTCGATGATCTGTCAGTAAATTTTGACCCTATTGATCTTGCGGCCACTCGCAAAAAGCTTCAAGAAGCGAAAGATATTATCATTGACACTAATCCTTTCAAAGCTGTAGGTGTAGCTCTAAAGGGAATTTTCAAAGGAGCATCTGATGATAGTACAGAAAGTGCTGAAGAGATACGTCAACATTGGACCAATCTTTCTAAAGCAACAAATAAAAGTTTTGCATTCATCGAAAACGCTATTAACTCCGCTGAGTTTTTAGGTGACGCATTAGGGGAAACAGGAAAAAAAGCTATGTCGGTATTGTCGGGAGTTGCCATGACAGCCACAGCTGTTGCAACAGCTATTAAAAGCGCAGAGAAGGCAAGTGTAGTATTAGCCATTATTCAGGCTGCATTAGTTGCTATGCAAGCTGTATTCAGCTTTATTGATGGTGCAGCAAAACGACGTAATGAAGAACTTAAAAAAGAACAGGAATACTACAATGTTCTTTCCGATACATTCGATGTTCTGATTGAAAAGCAAAAGCAACTATTCGAGGAAAAGAATGGTAAAGGAGCATTAAAAGCTTATAGAGATGCATTAGACTTAATCGGTTCAAAGCAAGTTGCAAACCGTAAAAGTTTAGAGGCTTGGTTCGCGCAAGGTGCTAGTTGGAAAAGTCATTCCAATTGGTATAACTATGATAAGGAATTAGGTAATGTCTTAAGTAGACAAAAGTTACTCAATATGAGTGGTTCTGAATGGGAAAACCTACTTAGAAAACAACCAGAACTATGGGCGAAATTACCTGAGGAAGTACGAACATATGCTCAAAGTGTTATTGACGCTAAAGGAGAAACTGAAGATCTTAAAAAAGCAATTCAAGAAGCATTAACAGGAGTTTCATTAGATGATTTACGAGGTGAATTTGAAAATCTTGCTTCAATGGCTGATTTGACTTTCGAAGATATTTCAAAATCATTTTATAAGCATATGCAAAAAGCGGTTTTGCGTATGATTCAGGATGAGAAATTCTCAGCTGATATGCAGAGATGGTATGACAATTTACTTGCAGCTACAGAAGATGAAAACCTCACTCAGGATGAAGCGGATCTCTTAAAACAACAGTATCAATCAATTGCTGAGGCTCAAAATGCCAGATACAAAGCTATTATGGATGTTATAGGGTCACCAGCTGACTCTTCATCTGACACTACCATAGGAGGCAAGTTTAAAAGAGAAATCACCGAAAAAACAGGTGGTGAAATTGTAGGAATATTCAGAGCAGGGTATGATATCTGGAAACAACAATTAGTTGCAATACAAGCTCAGTCTGCAACAAATGTAAATATTCTTGCAATTGCCAACGAAAAGCTTATCGCATTGAACGCTATTCAGGTGAATACAGCCAATACAGTTCAAAGATTAGATGTTGCAGTAAAGCACTTAGATACTATTGTTAAAAACACTTCAAAAACAGGCAGATCAGCAGAAGGGATGGGATTATGATAGGATTCGCAAAGATTAATGGCCAAGATGCTTACACTACTTACGGTATCAGTTTTAGACCAGGAACATATGCTGAACTTTTAAAAGCCCCAAAACGTAAAGCTGGTTATGAATACAACTGGGGTGATGAAGATGGTATTGAAACAGATCCAGACGAAGAGCCAGTATTCGAAAGACAGACTTATAATCTTCCAATTTATTTGGAGGCAGATAACGAGGTCCAATTTTACAGCAGATATAACGCACTTAGAAATTTTCTTCTAAACGCTAAAGAATTCAATCTTGATTTCTTGAAAATGGCGAGAAGATTTAAGGTCCGATATGCTGATATGAGCTCTTTTCAAAACCTTACACGAATTAACGGAAATAATAAAGTTGGATGCTACATCACCATTCAATTAACAGACGATTACCCTACAGATACATTCGCAATAGTATAAATGGCAAAACTTAAAATATATAGAGATAATACAGAAATGGTGGAGGTTAACATCGGTGATGATACTATCCGTGAATCATATTTCATGGGTGACGATCGCATTCGCGTTAGCTTTTCCAATCCTGAGATAATCGATTTTTTGCCATATGACTACATTATCCATAACGGCAAAAAATACAGCATCAAAGGAAATGAAATGCCGTCGCGTAAAGAGTATGGTAAAAGAAGCTTTGATTATGATATCGTTTTCAAATCTCCTGAATACCGTATGCATGATATGCCATTGTCTCATTTGGGAGAATCCAAATTTGATTATTTCGGTACACCTAGTGAAATTCTTGCATTAGTTATTGATTGCATGTCGGTTATTGATGATGGCTTTGTACTGGAAATCGACGAGCCTGTAGATATCGAACCTCTTCATATTTACTTCGATAATGTGACGTGCAGACAAGCGGTTACTCAAGTATGTGAGTTATTTGGATTAGAATACAACTTCGATGGCCATGTACTATACGTAGGTAAATCCGTTGGTAATAGATTAGAAGGTATTACTTTTTCTCAAGGTAAAGGTAATGGACTTTATACACTAACTGAGGTTTCGGTACCAGACAGTCCGTTTGCAACTCGCTTCTATGGATTTGGAGGATCAGAGAATCTTCCTTTAGATTATAAAGAAGGAAGAAAAAACCTTGTGATGACAGGAAATTATGTGGAGCGTAATGTTAATCTATACGGTCTTATTGTTCAGAATATCTATTTCGAGGACGTGGTACCTACAAGAATAGGAACATTGACATCTGTATCCGCTGATTTCCTTACACTAACTGATTCAAGCTTAGATTTCGATTTAAACGATCAGCAGATTGAAGGCGCAAAGATTGTATTTATGTCGGGTGAACTTGGTGGTCAAGAGTTTGAAATAGCTTCTTATGATCATGCTACCAAAGCCATGCGAATCAATCGACTTGAGGAGACAGAGGGATACTTTTTACCGAATGAAACATTCTCTCCTAAGGCTGGCGATAAATATAAGCTTGTTGGCATTATTATGCCTGAATCGTATGTCACAGCAGCTGAAAATAAAGTTGCTGAAAAGACGATAGAATATGCTGAAAAGCATTCCCATCCTTCTGTTGGATTTGAACTTGAATTAGATGAATTGGAGCTACGAAGACGTGGTTTAGTTGGCGCGCTTAATGTTGGTACCTGGATTCATGTTGTATCGACTAAACTTAATGTTAATCGCTTCTTAAGAATTACGGAACTAAGCTATCCTATTGCGAATCCAAGTAAAGTCACAGCAAAGATTGCTGATGTTGTAAGCTACACTTTAGCTGAAAAGATCATTCGTGATGTAGCGGTCAATAAAATCACTTTGGGCAACGTTGAGCGCACTCAAAATGAGCAAAACAAGCTAATTGCAAAACGGACGAATGCACAGTTTATCACCTTAACAGGCGATCAGGTATTTACGTACTCCGACGATATCACCAAAGTAGTAGATAAAGAATCCATTACTCTTACAGCAGCTGAGTACAATTTCGTTGGTAAGCCTGAAGAGCGTAAATGGCAATATTTCTATAACAATGCTTGGGTTGATATTCCAGGAACATTTAATACGCTAACATTCACTCTTCATCATCAATCAGCTATTTGGCACGGTCTGGATTCTGTCCTAATTCGTTACAGCGTTGGAGACAAATATGATCAGATGACGATCATTAAAGTTTACAGTGGTGTGGGAGAATTGAAAGTGGTTGTGATCTCGGACTATGGCGACATTTTCATGAATGGGAATATCGATACCACGCTCAGAGCCTATGCTTATTGGGGCGGTGAAATGATCAACGATCAATTACCTGAAAATGCTTTCCAGTGGTATAGAATCTCAAACGATCGTAATGCTGATGAGCTTTGGAATTTCCATGAAGGTAAGGATAAAAAGGAAGTACACATTGACGAAACTGATGTGTATAAAAAAGCAGTTTTCGAATGTGAAGTAACAATTAATCTTTAAAAACAATTATACAATGGCAGTAATTAAAGCAAAAGGTCAGATCACCATTATCGACCAAAACGATGCAGTATCGTTTCAAGCATTCATCGGCTCAAATCAGCCGTTGACACAAATTTATTCACAGGATAACAACAGTTATTTACCAAGCTGGGCAGCATCCCCATTTTTGGTGTTGACACCTCAATTATTTATCTCAGGTATTCCAGGAGATAGTGCATCGGTAGCAGGAAGAATTAAACCAGGCTCAGCGCAATGGCGTAGAGATAATGTTCTTCTTACCAATACAGCTGATTATGTAATAAGCGCGGCAGCTCCTTACACGCTGACAGTAAAGAAAAATGATGTTACAGGTTCAGGTAACGTAAAATATACTTTTTCAGCAATCTTTGTTGATCCGAATAACGGAATGGAAACGCCATTTTCTGCAGTTATTTCTTTCAATACGGTACAGAATGCTGGATCGGGATTGCTTGCTGTAATCACAGCTGATCAAGGTACAATCTTTCAAAACGATCAAATAGCTTCATTAACCCTTACATGTGATTTATATAGAGCATCTGAGGTATTAGTGAACAATGTGCAATACAATTGGGGTAAACGCGACATGAAAGTATTTGCTCCAACAACTGCTACAGCAGCTGCAAATATTGGACAAAATACGATTACCCTTGCCAATGTCGCTAATGTTCAAGCAGGCTCGCAAATTAGAGCAGCTGGAGTAACTTACACAGCATTGAGCGTAAACTCTACTTCTAAAGTAGTTACACTTACAAGCAATCTAACTGCTGCAGTAGCTTCGGGAGCTGCTGTGACTTCACCTCACTATGATACAACATTTGGAGCAGGTTGGGCAAAGATTTCATCTGATCCCTATTTCAATGGTATTACAGGATTCAATGCCAAGACTCTTGTTATTCCAAATGCTGCAGTATTAAATCTTGAAGTATTTAAATGTCTTGCGAAGGATAATTCTACTGGGGCGTCTACTTCTGGGCAAACGGCTCAGGCAGTTGAGACATTGAATGATATGTCTGATCCTATTGACCTTAAAATATGGTCACCCGATGGTGATATAATTAAAAATGGATCAGGGACAATTCAATTAACTGTAGATGTTCGACGTGGTGGAGAATTAATTGATGTTGCGGGTACTGAATATACCTACACATGGGCTAAATATGATCAGAACGGTGATGCAGATGTTGCTTTTAGCAGAACTGGAAAATCAATCACAATATTACCAGCTGATGTGACCAACAAAGCAACTTTTGTGTGTACCCTAATGTCAGTATAATGGATCAATTATATTTCAAAACAACAAATAAGGAAGCCTTACTCAATGAGTTGGGGCTTCCATTAGATACACCAACATTCTACGATAGTGGAAATGGTTGGATTCTTCACTGGATTGGTAAAATTCCTCAATCAACAAAGGTAATAAACGAAGGCACGGAGGAAGAAGAAGAACTTGTCGAATGGCAAGAAGGTGAGTTCTTCAATGTGTATCTAAAAGGGCAAAACAACATGGATTTTTTCACAAAGTCGGTAAAGTCAGCAGTTCAGATTCTACCTGAACCGAACACACCGAATTATACATTACTATAATGGCTGGAATCGTAACATCAAATAAAACCAGAAAGTTAGTTGGTAATCGTCTCAAGGAGATTGATGTGCCAACAACAACATTAAATACAGCTTTATATTATGCTGATTTGACAGCTCAAGGAGCCTCTTATACTGATTCTCATGTGAATGCTGAATTAAATGCTTATCCGACAGTTGTTAAGAACAATGCTTCACTAGCTCTTACACCAAGTGCAAATAAAGCTGGTGTCGTATATGCTATGAATGGTGATAGTAAAACTTTAGAAGAGTTTGAATTTCAGCGCGGATCATCAGGAACATATTTCGATGCGAGTGGTGTTATGCAATTGGCTGCTGCTAATGTACCGCGAATCAATTTTGATGCTGGTATTTCTAAGGGGTTATTGATTGAGCCAGCTTCATCTAATTTGGTGTTATGGAGTGGTATGGGGAATTATGGGACATTCGGAGCATTTCTATTTGAGGACAGAGTAAGATGCAGTAATGTAACAGAGTCTGGATTATCTTGTGTTAAAATTAATGGGACTAGTCCCTCTTTACGTTTGGCTTCTATAGTTCTTAGTCCTAATAAAATGTATACATACTCTTTTTGGATTAAAGCAGCTACGGCTTTTACATTACAACTTAGGAACTTCGCTAGTGCTAGTAGTTATAATAACACGACTCATCCTATAACAACTAACTGGCAAAGAATAACTAAATCTTTTACTGTTCCAGCAGGTTCAAATAATGATATTCTTCATTTTTACAAAACAATTGTTTCTGAAAATCTTCCAGATTTATTTATCGCTGACATTCAACTCGAAGAAGGTCCAGTTGCTACTTCATATATTCCTACAACCACCGCTATTGCAACACGTTTAGCTGATAAAGTACTAAGTAAACGTCCAACTGCTGTTTTTAATAAAAACTCTATTAATGTTAAAACGGCAGAATGGCCAGCTACATGGATGGGTAATGGAATGGATAAGCTATCTATTTCAGGGAAAAATTTGTTAAAAAACAGTAATTCATCTACTCTTTTTACTGGCTTTGCGGGCTCAAGTGTTACAAGATATTCTAATATTGAAGTGCCTGAATGGGGGGCAAAAGATGCAAGCAGAATAGTAACTAGTGGAGGTACAGATGTTATACGTCTCGTTCAAAGTTTAACTATACCAGCATTAAATACTAAATCCAGCTTAAGCGGATGGTTCCGTAATAACGGCGCGTCAAACATAGCTATCCATAGTAACTTAGGTGCGTCATCAACTACATTAGCTCCTGGTGAAGCTAAAAAAATAGAATTTTTAGATATTTCAGGAAATGGATCAACATCTTTACAATTTCAAGCAAGAGTAACTAATGTTGCTGATGTATTAGACCTTATTTGGTGGAGACTTAAATTTGAAAATAAAAGTACTATAACAGCATGGCAACCAGCACCAGAAGATTACGTAAAAGTCGACGTAAATGGTAATATCGAGATCAGTTATACTGAACCTATCCACCTTCAGCAATTCTCTTTAATCAGTCGTGAATTAAAGCAAGAGGAGGTTTAAGATGTCAATTATTTGGAAGGTGTCCGCTAATCCTATTTACATTCTAACTAACAATGATGTGCCTGATTTGTCAAATGCGAAAGTCTCTGTTCAGTGCTATGAAGTTGATGATGATTCAGGAGTTGAAACGCCACTAGCGACTGGTTTTACAAATGCAATTGGTACGAATTGTACAGTTACTAGATCAGCAAATGTCGCTACGATTACAGGAGTATCAGCCAATAATGGATCAGTTGATTTATATGCGCAATCTGGAGTAAACTTTAGATTGTTTACTATACCATTTTTCTTGGTTAAGTTCATTGGAAAAGCTCAAATCACAATTTCTATTGTAGATGATGGATATACGATTAACTGTACACCTTCTAATATTGTTATACCTGCTAATGCGGATGGTTCTAATCCAATTCTAACTGGAGCAAAAACTCGCGTTTTATTGAGTAAAGCTGGAGTAAATATTCCTGTTACCATCACATCAATTGTGGCTACAGGGTGTACTGCAAGTCATGCTACCAATGAGGCTACGATAACAACTGTAAGTGCATTGACTGGCAATCTACAAATTCATTTCAAAGCAACGGGTGATCCGTATGAGTCTTATGTCAATGTTCCTTTTTCAGTTACTAAAAATGGGAATGATGGTTTACCTGGTAAAGATGGTTTATCAATAACTTTATCTAATGAAGCGCATACGCTTCCTGCAAATCATGATGGTTCGGTTAGCCAGGCTTCAATTGACACAGCGGTATGTTCTATAACGGTTCGTAGAGGGTCAATAGTACTTACTCCAGTTGCTGCAAATGCTACACCCGGAATAGGTCAGTTTAGATATAATGTTGATTTAGTGACGGGAGGAACTGCCTTACGTGTTAATAATAATTCATTTAAGCTTGCTACAATTTCTGCTAGTACTTGTGTTATCAAAGTATTGATTTATGCTGAATCACTAAATAACCCTATACAAAAGGAAATGGTGATCACTAAAGTAATTGGTTCTGATCCAACGGAGTTTGAAGAAGTAAGGGATATCTTTTACGGTTGGAAAGTGCCAGGCAAAGTAACAATCAACGGAGCAATGCTAGAAGCAGAATCTGTAAGGGCTGCAGCCATTATAGTTGAAAATTTATTCGCTAAACATTTTCAAACGAATAACATTGGTGCACGAACTACAATTAATGTTTTACCTATCGACGCAACCAATCCTACATCTAATGAGAATTATTATAAAGCAGATGCTATACGCCAATATCATCAAAGTGGAAGAATTTCTATGTATGAAGGTATAGTAACTGGTGTAGTCATAAAAGTTAATGGTATAAATAGAACTGTAGACGGGCATGCTAAAGTTGTTTTCAAGGATGAAGTAGGTTCTCCAATATTATACGTTGTTGACTCCTATACTCAGAATGGTGGTTTACAATATAACTCTGGAGCAGATACTGTTCAATATTTTCAGATTTCTGGACATAGGCTGATATCATCATCTTTAGGTGCTTCTGCATCAAATGCCGATTTAATTAATGTACTGTTTGCCCTAAACCCATCATCAAGTATATATACTCCAAGGTCCATGTGGTGTGGGTATTACGAATATACACAGTTTTACCTATACCTAGGTTTAAGTGCTGATTCAGGATCAGTGTGGAAGCGAGTAAGTACACATGAAGATACTATGTATGTTACAGCAAATAATGGTCTTACTCCAATTGCATCTGGGTGGTATTATAGATTGGGTGACGTAATGAGCGGTAGGAGCACCTATGAAGACGACAGAAAAATTGTTTTTAATCTTAATATTCAACTCTACTATATCAATTCGGGAGGTGAAGTTGGAGTAATTAAAAACCTAACAATAAATAATATTCAGTGGGATACAATTGAATCTGGCGGTAACACATGCGGAAGTGGGACTCCACAAATTCAAATTGATTCAATGCCATAAATAAGTTGGTCATAAAGAATAATCATCATGAAAGTAATTAAAAACAGATTAGAAGGTGTTGCTTTTAAGCCTACACCAAACAAAGGGGGAATAATTAAGCCAATATTCATTGTGATGCATTACGATGCAGCATCCAATTCAACTAGTGCCATTAATTGGATGACCAATCCAACAAGCCAAGTATCAGCACATATTCATATTTCGCGTGAAGGAGTGGTTACTCAGCTTGTTGAATTCAATGTGAAAGCGTGGCATGCAGGTAAATCGGAATGGAAAGGTTACAAAAACCTAAATGATCATTCTATTGGTATTGAGCTTCAAAACACAGGAAGTCAAGAATACACGGATATCCAAATTGTGAAAGCAATGGAAGTGTGTTTGTCAATTTGCGGAGCTTATCCAATTCAGGAAATTGTTGGTCACAGTGATATCGCACCAGGGAGAAAAGGAGATCCAGGAAAGCAATTTCCATGGGCAAAATTTAAATGCTTAGTAAAGTAAAATTGATGGAAAACTTTATACAAGAACATGTATTACCGAACCTGTGGGGGGCGGGGATCGGTTTAATCACTGCTATTTGGGTTTGGATTCGTTCACGGCCAAAAGAGAAAATTGAGAATGATGGCGGAATCGTTGAAAATGCCAAAAAGGTTCTTGAAATGTCGGAAGGTATAACCGAACGTTTAGAAAAGCAGCTTGAAGCATCAGACGGTATTATCGAGCAACTAAAGGAAAAACTTCGTATTGCTCTGGAAGAAGAGAACGCCTGTAAAAAAGCACTTAAAGCCATACGTGAAGAATTGGAACAATTTAGAAATCTATTCGAAGCCCAAAAGATCGAACTCGAAGGATTGAAAGAAGAATGTAAGCTACTCAGACTAACAATTGAAGCAAATGAAAAAACTGATACTATTAACGATAATCTGCACCTTAATTAGTGGGTGCGGATTATTCCGTAAAAAGACTAAGCAGGTTGATATTTCGAAATCGGAGCAAACTTCTGATGTACAATCAAAATTGGAGCTAGATTATTCAGATAAGAGTAAAACAGCTGAAGTAAATACAAGTCTTACAAGTGAGTTTGTAGTTAATGGCTATAAAGTTAAAGCTAAGGGCGTAAAGTTTAATGCTGATGGATCATTTACAGCTGATGAAGCAGAAATTGACGGACTTGCTCTGGCTGAGAAATCAAGGAAAGATAGTATTGCTCGATTTGTTGATTCAAATATTAAGTATGGTGAAATTGCGGAGGAGAGGGTTAAAACTAAAGATAAGCAATATGATAAGGATGTTGCTACACAATCTGAGCCAAGTGGAAAAGCTTTTGTTTGGGGAGCTGTAGGAGTATTGATAGTAGTTTTGGGGATAGGTTTATATTTTGGATTTAAGTATTAAAAAAGAATTTGGAAATTTATATGAAAATACGTAGACTTACTACAATTAATAACCTAAACGATATGTTTTCAAGTCTTCCTACTGATAATTTATACAAGTTTGGATTCGTAGGGAGTCTAGTTTTGTTGGTTTTTTTCATTAATATACTTAATAATAAAATTGAGAAACAGAAGGATTATAGCTTTCAAATTGATTTAAAAACTGTAGAGTTAGATGTAAAATATGAGTCTATAACAACAAAGGCAAATCTAATCGCAGAAATATCCAATTCAAATATCGATAGTTTAACTACAATCAGATTAACAACTCAGCTAGAAAACCTTGAAAACGAAAAATCAAAATTAGATGTTGAAAAAAACATCAATAAAAAGCACGTTGAAGAATATAATGGAAAACTAGAAAGCCTTTCAATATCCAAAATAATATATGGAATTCTAATATTAATTTCCTCTATTTCGCTAGTTGTTTTTGGAAGGTTGTGGTATAAAAAGGTGCAATTTTTTGAGGATCAGATTTTAAAGGATAAATTAAATAAAAAAGAATTATAATGTTGATGATGTGCTCCAATCCGCGATGTAGATTTGTCTTTAATTCAGGCATTTCGGCTCAAAATATGATCGTAAAAATGTCAGGTAACATAATTTCTTGTCCACGATGCAGGACAAAAAATGATTTATCAGGTGAATTCCAATTTGATAATAAAGGTAATGCGACATTAATTAATGGATTAAAAAGCTTATCTAAAGAACAGTTATTATCACTATTAAATATTGCAAGTATAACTAAAGATCATGATCATTCGAAAAAAGAATTTATAGAGAATTTAAGTGCTTTAGGAGCGCCTGTAATAAATGTTATAACTGAAGAGCTTGAAAAGAATAATAATTTTAAGTTATTTATCCTGGCATTGATATTTTATATTTCAATAGCGTTAAATTTTAAAAATAATATTGCTCAAACTCTTACATTAAATACGAAGCCAAAAATTGAAAATCCAATTAAAAAATCATTAGATAAAAAATCTTCGAAAAATTATTCTGAAGCTGATTCAGCTATGAATAAAGCTAGAAGAGCACTTAGAAATCATCAAAGGAGTAATAAAAGCCTAGACTAATCATCTAGGCTTTCTGTTATAAAATATCTTTTTTTGTTGTTGACTGTCAAATTAATACCTTTGATTATAACCTACCATGAATTATGGAAGCCAAAACATCAAAATATACAAAATCAGAATTAGTACAGATAAAAGAAAGGTTAACTATTCTGTATAATGATATTTTAAATATGGATAATGATCTTGATTATAAAATGATTTTTCCAAGGATTTTAAATGAGAGTGACGCCATTTGTGAATTTACATATTTTCATTATCCTGATGTTCATTGGAATATGGATATAGAAGCTTGTAATGATTTTGGCTTAGGTGAATTGTTTATAGCGTTAAATAATATAGAAGAAGCAATATTAAATGTGGATTAAACCTATTCATTCTGTTTTAGTCTTTCTATTACTCTTTTTCGAACATCTATTAAATCCTGATTTAATTTGTCTCTCTCCAATCTTTTACGCCAAATATAAAGTATAATAACTATTGCTACCATTAAACAGTAAGTTGCTAAGCGAAATTGATCCTCTGGGTTGTTTAGGTCAAAAAGATTATTAATGTCCATCATTATTAATATTGGTTAATCAAATATAACGAACTGAATTCACATAATTCTAGTGAATTATTATTTCATAAAACAATATTAAATCACAAGTGTTATAGATTAGGTTTTAGTACAGCAAAATAAAGTTAAATGTTTAGCCTGCCTATCCCTAAGGGCAGGCTTTACTCAAATTAAACTAAGTCATAAGATTACACTCATATTTTAATCGAATAAGTTTTAGCATACCCTTTTTTAAAATAAATAAGCCCACTTATTACAAGCGGGCTCGTTGGAGATCGTATTATATTTTGATATATACGTACTATGAGAACCAATAGTTTATTATTTAGTTCATTTTATTTTAATATAAATGTTTTAATTTCAGGTCGTTGCAATAAACTCGTGAATTCAACGTATTTATTATAGATTCAGTTACATCATATAATTAAACTTAGTTATGGAAATAAATAATAATAAAGACTATGATGGTAAAGGGATATCATCCCAAAAGTATTTGCTCCAAGATAAAAGTGTAATAAAATCTGTCGTGTATATTAATGCCGCAAAAAACAACTTAAATTATTTTTTAAAATATTTTCTGAACGAAAAAGAAATATCAAGAGAAATATTTGATCAGTATAAAATGTCTTTAAATAATTAATATCTCTCATCAACCAAATTAAATTTTTCTGGTTATTATTTTGGTTTGTAATTCATCAATACATAATTGATCGAAGATTGAGCCTGCCAACTGGGACGTGGAAGGCTTTATTTCGTACTTTGAGCTATAAACTTTCCAATATTATAACCAAAGAAATAACATGCAGCAATAAAGATTATAACCGCGCCAATTATTATATATTTCTCTTTAATTTTCATGTATCTAAAATATAAAAACCTACCCAAATAAATGAGTAGGTTATCCTTTATTAATTTATGAAAAATCACCTATGTGATATATAAACGTTAAATAGATTATTTTATTACAGAGTGTTGTTAAAAACCTTTTCTTTAATTTTTTGTTTCAATTATAGGATAAATCGAATAAAGTAATTGGAAGAGTCTATCTGTAATGGGTAGACTTTTCCTTATTGAAGTCTTAAAATCACACCCCTATTTTTAATCGAATAAACTTTAGCCTACTCATTATCGGGTAGGCTTCTTCCAGATCCAGATGTCAAATATTTATTATGGACAAATCTAGTATAAAACCAAGATAGATCGTGAAGCTCTTTATCATTAGCAGCGTAGGATTCGAATTCTTTGCGTGAAAGATGTTTTACTTCAAGGCTAAGAGCATCCAAAGCATCATCACGCAGATGACGAGCTTGTAAGTTTTTGATTGGATCTTTACACTCGTTGAGCACTACTAGTATTTTATCTATCCATTCTTTCATATAGACAAAACTAAACAACTTGAATATTGTTTTCAAGTAAGGATGCTGAATACAGGAGTATCAGATTTAGAGCATTTACTTAAAGGAAGTGATGACGAATTGCTGCAGTTCAACTAATCTTCCCAGTTTATTCAGTACTTAAAAATCACATTATTTTAATCTTTATGCTATGGAAACTAAAAATGATATAATTGCAAAACTTGACGAATTAACCACTAATGTTAAGAAAGCAATAACAGGGGGAGACCTGTATATTAGCTTTAAAAACTACCGAGATACGATATTAGAATACTGGCCTGAAGGTTTGGAAGATCTACAAGGATGGAAAGGAGAAATGGATTTAACCTTAGAAAAGCTTGAAAATATGAGGGACGAAAAAATCAATTCATCAAGCAATGATCTATCTAGTTTAAAAAAAGACGCCGAAGAGGTAATGAAAAATTGTAATATCAAATTCGAAATCTTTTTCAAAAAGACCGATGTAAGTTAGATAGACTGCTCATTTTTCAAGACAAAAGCCTAACGGTTAGGTTAGGCTTGAAATGTCTAAATATCATCTATTTTTTATTCTTCTCTCAATTATATTTAATATAATTATGCAAATTAAAACTAATAATGTAACAATAAATCCATATATACCCTTTGATTCTTTACCAACAAAAAGCAAATTGTAAAAACCTATCAGTATACAAATTATTGCTATTGCTATAATTATTTTGCGGACAATTTTTAGATTCATATCCAAATATACTAAACAGTTTCAAACCAAAACCTAACTTCAATCTCTTTTTCTTCTAGTAATCCGTAACGCTTTGCAAATTTGTATTGGGTGCTATCTCTATTCAATGAGGTAATGAATCCTCCTATGATTTTGCGGAAAGATTCTAAAAACATAGAGCTCTTTAAGATATTGCAACTGGGGCATGAGGGATAGTAGTTTTATTTAAATTTAGGTTTTTAGTATAATTCGAATTTTTTCACCAAGTGGAGTAATATAAATATTTAAATATGAATTAGATTTACCATTATGGTAAATATCCTCATTTACCAATTCCATACCAACAAATCCTACCGCTAGTAATGGCCCGCCATCAAATAACTCGAAAGATGGTGATCCTAGAAAGTAATCTATATCCATTTTAGGAATTTGATTTATACCTTTTGTAGCACTATTGAAGTCAAATTCATCAATTTCTCCTAATATGAATGATATAAATAACTTGCCTATTAATTTAGATTTATACTCATCATCTGCTTTATCTAAGATAAAAACAAGTTGTTTAGAGACTCTGTAATTAAATTTTTTATCATTTTGTGTTTTTGTTACAAATTCTGCAGGGTCAACGCATTTAAATTAGGTTTACCAGAGTTAGGAGGAATTTATTATCCCATCCTGCCTTTAGCCTTTTTGTTACCAGTGACCCCTTAGATCTATCCTTTTTTAGGGTATTAAGGGCTATTTTTCGGATATAGGAGAAGTTATTGGCAGCATTCTTACTTCTTTTTCGTTGCCTATCCTCGTCAAATACCATGTCCAGGCTCCAATGTAGTTTATTTTCTATGCCCCAATGTTGTCGTATAAATTTATTGAACTCCGTTGAACTGGCGTCCAAGCTGCTAATATAATAACGAACTTCCTTCGTTATCTTTTGATTAATCTGGCGACTTGAAGTTATTTTGACTATCGACTTTAGTCCTTTCCAGAAAATACGGTCATCTACGAAGTCCAATTTGGTAATTACCTCGCACGTTCTGGTTTCGATCCGACCATGTCCTTTCTCCATAATCGTATCACTACAGCAAGGCGACTGCTGGGAAAATCGTCCTTGGATCTGATCCAATAAATCATGTTGGTTACCTTTTACCGCAAGAATATAATCAGCTTTGTCTTCTATAATCTTTTCTGCAATATCAGTCTGTGTGCCGATTGCATCGATGGTGATTATACTGCCTTCAATATCCAGCAACCTCAAAAGCTGTGGAATTGCGGTAATCTCATTACTTTTCTCATCGACCTTGATTTGACCCAGAACCAGTTCATTATCAGCAGCCCAGGCGCTTACCATGTGAATAGGGCTTTGGCCACGAAAGCTGTCTTTGGAGCCTCTGATACACTTCCCGTCAATACTAATCACCTCCTTTTTTATTCTGTCATCCTTTATTTCTTCGACCCATTTCACAAAGAGTTCCTCAAAAATTTTGGGACGGAGATTGGAAAAGACTCGATTAATCGTATCGTGAGAGGGTATCCCGTTTGGCAATTTCAAGAATGTGCGAAGAAAGCCTATCTTCGTTTTACCAAACTCTTCGATCGAATTCCATGATTCCGCACCGCAAATCACAGCAAGGATGGAAAGGATAATCACGTCACTCAAACCGTGTTTTTTATTGCGAGCCATACGATAATCGGGAATATTCTCAAAATAACGATGAAGGGAAGTTTTTTCGGTTTTCATGCCAGAAAGATACTCCTTCAATAGAGGCTATCGAACCATTTCTTTTCAACAAGAAGCCAACAAAATGTGAATACAGCTACGAATTTTTATCGCTATTATGCGTTAACCCTGACAAATTCTGAGATTTTACTTTTATCAATATTATTTAATTCTGATAAGAATGCTCTAATTTTTAATGAGAGCATTTTATCTGAAATACTATTGATTATATTAGATATGGAAAATAATGTTGATACAATAGGAATATCCCTAACTATACTTTGTTCAATGAGCTGGTCAATTCCAACCTCTCCTAATTCTTTTATAATTGATAAAATATCTTTTTCCATTAATTGTTATATAAGAAAATCCTTTTTTGAATTTAGTAAATTAAATTTACTTAAAAAACCCTCAATACGATCAGCGTGCCAACGATCTCCAAGAAGGTCGCCACAATAAGCGCAACGACCTTGATATTTTTCTTTTAGGATATTACGCTGATTTTTATTAAGTTTCATAAAATAACTCTATATTTAATTATGAGTAATATATTGTATAATGGTGCTGAATATGATGTTGTTAAGACATCAGATAATCCTTTGCAGTTTGAGGTAGCCTTTGACTCGCATGGTAAGACAAAATTCCAAAGATTAGGAGGAGATTGGTCTATAGTTAATGGAGCAGATTATCTACCTAATCAATCTTCAATTGATGAAATTGGAAAAATTTTGGAAGAAATATGATTGTTTTATTTAATGAGCCAATTAACTAACCTAATCGGCTCATATCATTAAATACTGTGATATTATCGATTATCACTCATTTCATTATTAATTGAAGGCAATACCACCAGCTCATTATTTATCCTATCATACACATTGAGAAACGTAGTAATAGAGCTGTATATCCTTTCTACTTCTATTGCATCCATTCTTTTAGCAAAGGCTACTTCTTCAATGATGAAGCCGTAGCCGTCTATTAGTTCTACTATGTGGATTGAGTCGGTCATTTTCTTGCTTCTTTTAATACCTTATCTATTCTTAAATAAACTCTTGCAATAGTATCGTGCATTTCATAATTACTTGTAGTCAGCGTGCCCTCCTCTGTTCTTAAAAGTGGTTTTATTTCCTCTTGGATGTGCATCAAATGCTCTACCAGTTCTATTATTATTTCATCTGCATGTTTCATGTTCTATTGTTTAAGCAGACCAGCATTCGCAAGGGAATAGGTCTTGATTCATTTGTTTTGTGTATTTTTTCGCTGACTTCCAGAATTTACCAAAAGGTATATTCTCATTAGCTGGAACGCCTGCTTTATACATTAACTCGAAATCTTTTTCTAAATCCTTTAACCATACACCTTTGGCAATAATTGCGTGACCAATAATTGCTTCTGTTTCTTTAGCTTCTTCGAAAATATGTCCAGCATGAACGTAAACACAATACCAATGTTGTTTTCCAGCTTTTAGGCATCCTAAGCAATTCGCGTGCTTCCAAATACTATAAGTGTTTGGTGGTAGTATTCCAATTTCCAGAGTGCTTTCAATAGTCCTTATATCGTTAGATGTATCTCTGTATTTTTCTACCATTGCAATTGTAGAAAATTGTTTTCCTTGACTTGTAAAGTATTCAACCAGCAATGAGTATAGATAGCTTCCCCATACAGCTAGAGGATAATCAGACATAATTTCAATGTCATTAAGTATTGATTTTCTCCGCTCTACTCGGTGAAGCTCGTTATCATCAAATCCATAGTAAACAATGCAATCTTTATTAGGGAAATTCTTAGCTAAGTAATCGTAGAATGGCTTTGTTTTAAGCTCATATGTGCAAAATTCTGGACTATTAGTACCTTTAAAGCCTTTTTTACGGATAGCAATTTCAAACTGACTGGGTATTTCTTTTTCATCATCAATGCCTTCATAGTTTGCGTAAGTAATTGGTAATCCTAAATAATCAGCGACCTCGCGTTTAAATCTCTTAATATCTTCAACCTCATATCTTGGATTGATATTATGGTTCAATAGAATGACGTTTTCTTTGCCATATTTTCTAACAACTTCAATCGCTACTAGTGCGGAGCTATGACCTCCAGAATAACATATTATGTGCTTCATCATTCAAACATTTTTATCTGTTTACAAGGTTTGTTTAATTCTTCTTCTTGCTTCATCGCTTCTAATTTCCTTTTTGCAAGAGCGATTACTTCTAGCTTTTCCTCAGTTGTTAAATCAAACTCACTGAGGAATGCTATTATTTGGTTTGCCTGCTCGGTTGGTGTCATAATTCGAAAATGGTTGAGTAAATTTTTAACTACAGAAACTTTTTAATTTATTGTTTGTTAATCTCTAACTAACAGCGAAAATCTATTTTTGCACCAATTAAAACTTCAACTTATGAGAGCAAATATTACTATCACTAATGTTTTGGCAATTATTGTTTTTATACTAGGATTGTCAGCTATTTACTTAATACTCCTTAATGTTTTGGTAGAATATCCGTGGTTAGTCTGGTGGTAGGGATTCATTAGTTAGTTTCTCCTTTCAGTTTGTTAATCTTTTACCAACAACCGTAGTTGTATAACTAGGCGACAAATGTATTTCTACTTCAAAAGAACCTTCACACACATCGCAATCATTTATTGAATTATCACTAACAAAGTCTGAGTCGTATTCAGTACCGCAATGAGGACAAGTCGGATTGTCTGTGTAAAATGTGTCATGGTCTTTTCCATTGAGCTTTTTGAACGCACTTTGTCTAGCTTCAAGCTTTTTAAAATCATGGCAAGAAGGGCAAGTCCATCCATGGCCACCGCCCCAAACTGAACCTTCAATTTCCTTTCGTGAAATTCCACAACAAGAACATACATTATGCTTATCACATTCAATGTAGCTATAGCCCCTAGGCTTACCTATACATTCGTTACAACCACTTACCCAATACCATTCACCGTCGATAAGCTCTGCATACATAGCTTGATCTGTATCGTGAGTAAGTACAACATCAGCATTGTCATTAGAGATAAAAGACCTATCATTCGGTTTTTGCTCTCTGAATAATTGAGTAGGTCCTGATCTGACTCTTTGCATTGTAGGGGTTAATCTTTTGTCGTTTATTAAAGTCTTATACATTACTTAGTTTCTCCTTTCAGTTTTATATTTTTTATTTAATTTAGATTGATGGACGAAAATCAACTTGTCGGACTATTATTAGGTTGCTCCTGTATTCTTGTAGCTTTTCTAGTTCGTATTCTAGTAAAAAGAGACACGTATCGTGTAAAGAGATTTTTTTATAAACTATTAATACTAGGTTTATCCATTATCATCCTTGCTCTTTACGATAGGTTTATTAAATAGATTTTAAGTACTGGCAATTCTCCCTTACTTGGGTATCTTTTTATAAATACTGTTTGCTCTTTCATTCCGTAATATTTGAATTGATTAATAATTCGATTTCGTCCTCCAAGTTTTGAGCATCGGTTGTGTAGTCGTCAAATTCACTACCTATAGTGCAGTCAGGATGTACAGACATTGAACGCCTCAGTTTACCTATCATTGACTTAGCTTCTTTCAAAGCATCCACCAGCTCTGCATTCTTCTCTCTCAATACCATTATCTCGGTTGATAAAACATCCTGAATTGCATCAGCTTCAATACTGTTATAGTCTTCTACAGCCTGATTGTATCCTGCTAAATAGTGGATTTTTGGACTAAGCTCTTTTGTTAAATGTTTGCCGTATTCAATTGCGCGAGCGATTCCGTTCTTTTTCATAATGTGAGATTTTGGGGTTTTATTAGTTCCAAACAACATTCTTTTCTATAATGTCATTAATTGACACTTGAAGAAGATGACTTATTTTTATCAGTGTTTCAACTTTAGGAAATGATCGTCTTTCTTCCCACGATCCAATGACACATCTATTTACATCTAGGCTATTAGACAATTGTTCCTGTGTCAAAGATTTTGTCTTTCTATAGGAAATAATGTTTTTTGCGAATGTATTTCTTATATCGATTTCCATAATAAATTTGAATTAAATCCACTAGCAACAAAATAGCTTTGTTGCTGAATGGATGATTTAATATGTCAAGTATTATATGCTTTTTTGATGTTTAAGCGCTTAAAGCAGCTCTGTTTGAAGTAGTGATAACACGACTTCCGTATTTTGATTTTATAGTGTCTAAATCGTGTCTACTACGACCAGATGACTTCTTTTCTTCTGGTCTGAAATACCAGGCACATTTTTTTGAAGCAAACATAAAACCAGCCTCTTTTAATTGCGTCTTATTTTTAAATGTATCACCGGTTACCCAAATCCATGCCCCAACCAGTTCTATTATTAAACCATCTAAGCCAGCAATGCCATTAATAGCGTTTTGATACTTTTCAGACATTTCAAATATATCCTCAGTTTCTTGACTTGTGAAGCCCTTATTGCTTGCTAACTTTGCTATTGCTAGCTTATATTCAGCATTAATCATTTGCATGATTTCAGTAGATCCACCTTTGTCAGGATGGTTTTCAAATGCTAATTTTTTGAATAGACTCTTTACCTCGTCTAGGGTTTTACAGTTGTTGAAAAATTTCATTAATGTTGTGTTTTTGTGTGTTACTTTCAATACAACAAATATAAACAACTTTATTTATATAAACAAATAGTTTTATATATTTTTTATTCTTTTTTGATATACTTTAAAACAAAAGAATTTATCATATCTCTATAATCCGAATAAATGCGGTAATAATGCTTTGCACTGGTAATGTATTTTTTTGGATGTATTTTTAAAGCATTCAAAAGAATTTTAGTTTGTTCTTTAGTTAATCGTTGATCAACGCCTAATGAGTAATAGAAAGGACAACATAAACAATAATAGATAAATGCTATATCTCTTTTGATTTCAACAATTCCAGGTATTTTAACATTAGATTCTAGCAAATCGATTGGTTTATCTCTTTCTTTCAAATAGTCCTCAATGATGTCATTAATTGAAAAATCTGTATTACCGTCCTTTTGAAGAAGATCGTTGAAAACGGTATCAACATGTTTTGCTAAATCCCATGATATAGCCTCCAGGATTTTAAGTTTCATTTTTTCAGCCACCATATAAGAAAATTTTAAGAGTTATAGATTTTATTTCATAAACTTATCAACCACTGCAATGAATTCCTCTATGCTTCTGCAGATTACGATCTTATGTTTTAATTGACGCAAAACAACATGGACAGCATCTTGTTTGTCGCTTGTTTGGCTATTCCGATGGAGTGTTTTCATTTCCACAAACAGTATATCCTTCTCTTTGATGATTTGTAGATCAGGAAATCCAGCTTTCAGTCCCATTTTTTTTAACCTCCCCCCTGTTCTTGCATTCCTGCGTCCTTCATTTGGAATTGACACTATCAGCCCTAATCCCCTATTTTGATATTTTAACGTGAACCAGTCAACACAAGATTTTTGAATATCACTTTCAGCCATTATATCAAATATTATTTTTAGATATATTTAAGTTCAAAAAAATTCTAGTCTACTTAAAGAAAAACCTTTCTCCTTTGCAAATTCTGGGTGTGTCTCAATATAATTATGACACGGCCTGCATAATGCTAAAAAGTTAGTTTCATCAGTTAAATTTTTACCCAAACGGCCCCGAGGATGATGTAAATCAGTAGCTAAATGAGTACAACCAGATAATTGAGCTTGACATGTTTTGTTATGCTCCATAAAGATACGTCTTTTTTTAACATACAAAGCATTTTCAATCTTTCTTTTTTTGCTAAATTTTGGGATATTATAAATTTTATTTGTAGGGGTTATAATACCTCTTTTTTCCTTTTCTAACTTTTTCAGTTTACTCCGGTGTTTCCAATAGCAATAACCACATTTTCCAGCAGTAATGTAAGATTCTTTGGAGCACTCAGAGCAACTGCCCTTTTTTGCTTTAATCATACCTAATTCAATGATATGGTTGGCAATTGCTTACGCTCATTTATTTTACCCTCTTCATGAGCTGAAGCTAATTCAATTTGGAAAAACATTTCTAAACGACGTGCTAATGCTTCCTTTTGCTCCTCGTTTAATTTTAAAAACCCGGTTTCAGTAGCAATGATACTTGGTAATCTTCTAACAATTTTATCTTTTAAGTTTGTCATGGTGTGTGTATTATTTCGAATTAATGATATTGTTTACTTTTCTCTCAATGAAGGTGTCAATGGTAAATACCGTTTGGCCAATTTTTAAAGCCCTCAGACCAATTTGTATTCCGTATTTGGAAAAGAGATTATCGAATTGCTTTAATGCTCTCTTATGAAATAATTCTGCTTCTGTAGGAGTAGCTGGTTTCCGAATGTTTACTTTTTCAGCATGCATCTTATCGGAAATTTCTTTATGAGCTTTACTAATTACAGCAAGCATATCAGGATGATAAGTTTGAAAATCATTTTTCTTCTGCTCTCCGTCTTTCATTCTCACATATTCAGCTCTTTCGATATCATATTCGGTCAATGCTGTTAAAATAACACTCTCATCCATCCTATCGTAAAATTTGCCGTAAGCACCTAATTTCATTTTTTGAAAGAAGAGTTTTAGATCAGCAAAATTCAAATAGTAAAATGTTTGTTGAATTTGCTGAATAAGAGATGCTATTTGTGGTACCGACATGTTTTTTCCTAAATTCAAACTTTCCGTAAAATCAGCAATAAGGTCCACTAAAACCGCCTTAACAGGTGTGTCTCCATAATGCTTTTTCATTCTTACTAATGATGGGATATCAGCTCTAAGAACATCCATTTGATTGTTCAGAACTAGAGAGGATAATTTGTTTTGCCAGATCTCTAACTTTGGCAACGTCATCAGCTCTCTGTTGTCTGCTTTGACTAGTTGTAATTGTTGTTTTTCCATTGAAATTTTGTTTAGTATTTTTTGACCATGTGGCTAACCTGCGTCCGATATCAAAAACCTTTTGCATTTCGAACCTCATTTTTTTGCTGTTATCATTTTTTTCAGTCCAGTATGAATAAAATTCATTAAGCATTTCTTTTTCGTATTTACCGACGTATGGAGTAATTTTTTCAATAAACTCAACTTTTCTGCTTTCAATATCTTTTTTATCATTTTGAGGTGTGGACGAAAATTCATTTTCGGCACTATTTAACTTTATAGATTCTTTATTTCTTTCATTCTTTATATTCTTATTATTCTTTATATTCTTGTTTGTAGTTGCTCGTTTGTTATTCGTTTGTTGCTCGCTTGTTGATTGATTGTTATTCGTTTGTTGCTCTGCTAGTTGATCGTCATCTACTGTTTGATAAAAATCATAGTTTACAATAGTAATAACACTGTTTTTGGTGCTACTTTCGATTGTTATTTCGTTTGTTGATTTTAGTTTTTTCAACGAAGTTCTTAGCTGTTGAACTGACAAAGAAGTTTCAACCGATAATGCGTTAATTCCTGTTAATAATTGTCCTCTTTTTATAACATTTCCTTGGAATTTATTGTCTTTATGATTAGCCCTAATAAGCAAATGCAGGAAAAGCGATCTGGTGTTTAAGTCTTTGTACCATTCCCAATCTAAAAGACTTCTATGCAACTTTATCCACCCTAATGTATTGGACATTACTCCCCCCTTCCTTCAATTAAAAAGTACGACATCATAGCAGTAAATAATCCCAGAAAAAATATAGCTAAACTAAAAGCATAATATCCATCTTGGAATATTTTAAAACTATTAGAAGAAAAGAAAACAAGTATTCCACCGCTGACAATAAATTTTAATATGATCTTTGATAATGTTTTACGCACTTTTTGCCCCCTTTCCTTCAACAAGTTCTAAGAATTGCTCTCTTACATATAAGTAAGGTTGACCAGTCATTTCCTCAATAGCTTTGAAAATTTTCTTTTTCTTGGTATTGCTTAATTTTACTTGATTCGCTTGGATTAGCATATTTTCGAGATGATCAATGTAACGATGCGAATTGCCTAAAGATGTATTAAGCCGTTCAACTTCCTTTTTAAGCTCTCTATTCTCATGGATTTTATTGCTTTCTATTTGTACGTACTTACCAAATTCGTTAAATACAGCTATTCCAAAGAGTTTTACAGCGTGTTCAAAGCCTTTGACATATTCTGAATTGAATTGTCCTTTAATTTCTTTAGAAAGGACGTATGAAATCCTATTGAGGATTTGATTAATTTTAAATTTAATATGCATGGATTATAAATTATGGTTACTTCACTTTTTCCGCTTCCACTCTTTCTAAGATCAGATCAAAATCAATCCTAGCTTCATGTGAATGAATATGCTTTTCTCTGAATTCAATAAGCATATCGTAAAGGCCTAATTGCTTAGCAACAAAAAGCTTTAATTTTTTAATTGCTGCTTGAAAGAAATTGTCCTTTTTTAAGACTTCCTTTATATTGGAATTTGTGATAATAACATCTTCACCTTTTTCGTCTTTACGGACAAACTCAACTGAGCTACCAACTATAATTGGTTTAACCTCAGTTTTGATATAATCTGGAACTTTAGAAATAAACTGTGTATCGTCATAAGTTTCATCAACAAAATTCCATTTTTCAAAACTGTCAAGTATTCTTGATGCAGACCAGTTTACATCAAACGATCTTGGCACTGATCTATCCCGATCAAGTTGTAAGTGTTCAGGACGAATATTATACGCTCTGCTTAAATTGTTTAATTGAGCCACAAACAAACCGCCTGAATAGACATTCCCTTTAGGTTTATCAACAATATCACCGTAATAAGGATCTGTGTAAATTATATCCTTTTTAGTAATAATATTGGACCGAAAAGATTTGAATATTTTTGCCTCTACTTCAAATTGGATAGTGAATTTACCTACATTGCCCTTTATGGGAAAATAATTAAAGCAGAAACATTCACCAATTTCAGCGTCTGAATAAGTACCAGGAATAACAACGCTTTTATTAGTGACAATCCTGCTAACAAATCCGTTTCTTAACAAGATCATAAATGCCATTTTAACACCTTCACCATGTTTACCAATTGAACCTTCTTTTTTACGAGAATTACCTATTCTTAGAAAGTCTAAATTTTCAGGTTGCCAATCATTCGACAAAGTGACCGTTAAAAGGTTATGGTGTTTTTTATGAGGCTTTACCGTTTCTTTAAATTTGCCATAATCAAAAAAGTTTTGATAAATTTCACGTAATGCGTGCTCAACACCCCAATCTTTTAAATAATCGGTGCCAAATCCGTAATAGATTTTATTTTGCATATCTAACTAATTTAAAGTTACCGTCATACCAGCCATTACTGTCACTATCTCATCAAAATTTCGGTCTATTTCTTGATGAATTAGAATTGAGCAAACGCAATTCATAGTTTTTTTGACAGCCTTTTCTTTGGTTACTACCTCAGATGTTAAACCTTCTACAACTAGCTTACCGGCTATTTGTACAATTAATTTCGAATTTTTCATGTGTGTTACTTTTAATTTGTGTTAATAATTAAGCTTCGACGCTGGAAATGTAGTCTTCAATATGTTCTTGAATAAGATCCATTGAGATATGAGATAATAATTCTTTCTTTTCATCATCTGTCATACCTTTTACTAGTTCTTCTATTGAAATCCCTTTAAGCTCTAAATTACAAGCATAATTGCCATACTGTGGCGCAATTTTTACATCGTCGAATGTTTTAAGTGAAATATCCATTGCGTTAAATTTTAATTAAAAACCCTTTAATCCTCTCGATGGTAGCATCATCTTAAGGACCAAGGGCTTCAAAATTTGAAAATTAGAATAAGTATCTGTAAGCAATGCTACTGCTTCACCAGGCTAAATTAAAAACGATTAACACCACAAATATAAACCTATTTATTTATATATCAAATATATTTTTTAGATATATTTTAAAATAAAGAAAACACTAAAAACGACGTAAGCCTTTTGGCTTTTTAATTTCGATCTTGTTGTATTCTTCAAGATCAGACTTTTTAAAGTAATTCTTTGTACCTATTTTACGATACGGAATTATCCCGTCACGCTTCCATCTGTGTAATGTGTTTTTTTTGATTTTTAGCACAACTAATGCTTCATCAAAGGTTAAAAGCTCATCATGATCATTTGGAAGAGTTGGAGCAGATTCATACTTTTCCTTTAAGCCTTTGATTTCCTCTTCAAGACCCTCCATTTTTTTTAAGATCAATCCTAATACATGCGGAACTTGTTCAAAGGTTATTTCGCTCATATTATTTCACCTCCTTGTCTTTTGAAGTATTGCGTCTTGATTTACCTGATGTTACGTTCTTTTCATCTTTCACAAAAACACCATCAACTATTTTTCCTGTACGCTTTGAAATAACTTCATAAGCTGACTGAGTACACACCTCTAATGTTAGTCCGTTCTCTTTTGCTAATCGATTTAATGCCTCTTGAGCTCGAATTACATCAATGGAAATATCTTTATTTCTAGCTATCTTTTGGAAAATTTCGACGATCCAGTTAGCTGTTATAAAAACATTTGATTTACCTAGTTCCTCAAAAGATGGTTTAAGTTCTGCAAGCTTACTAACTATAATTAATGTTACGTTAACATCTCCTATTGCATCTTTTACCTCTTCTGGATTTTTATCAATCAAAGCTGTAATCAACTCTGTAAGTTCCTCAAATGTCTTTTTGATTTGAGTTAATGGTGTAGCATTAGATAATATACCTTTATCGTCTGCCCATTGGATAATATTGTTATTTAAATCTTTCATGATATATTTTTAAAATGAATTTATATTTTGTTTGAAACTAGAATGGTAAATCATCATCGTCCGCTCCGCCAGAAATATCAACTGGTGCAGGGATGTTAGAATAATCAGTATTAGTAGCTGGTTGTTGATTGCTTAATGGTGAAACTCTCCAGGCAACCAAAGAATTAAAATAAGTAGTTGCACCATCCTTATTTGTCCAAGGACGTCCTTTAATATTGAAATCTATAGAAACATCTTGTCCAACTTTTAAATTATCAAAAATTGAGACTCTATCTTGCATTGCCTGAAATGTAATATACTCCACAAATTGTGGGTTTTCCCAATATGCTAAAACTAGTTCTCTCTTTTTGAAACTGTCAGTTACTTGTTGAACTGGTCCTATTTCGTGGACTCTACCTTTTATATCCATATTTTTTATGTTGTTTGATAACGACTTTGATCTAACTCATGCTTTTTAAATGAAAGAATGCTCCTAAGACTTTCAATCGAGTGACTAATATTTGCTACGAACCTATCTATAAGGTTTAATAAGAATAGTTCTTCTTTTGCAAGCTCAAGGAAGATTGTTTTTCTATCCGTTGCCGTATACCCCTTGTAAAAATCACTTATTAATAATGTTGCAATTTTAGTGTTGTACAATTGTTTTGCAGTAGCAAGACAATAAGACGCTGTGCTTTGAAGAGACGCTAATTCTTGAAGTTTTCCAAGCACTTCGTCTGGATTGTCTCTATCTATTTGCTGCTCGATAGCTTCACCAATCTGGGTAATCATTATCGACAACTTTTGCAGACTCTTGGTGTGCTCCTGTTCCTTCATTGTATTGTTTTTTTATACTGTTAATAACTGATGATAATTGACGAACTGAAACTAAAAGCATTACTTTATCTACGTCTTCATGAATTAAATTTTGAACTGCAGATTGCTCTACTTTATCCGATAATTTGCAAGCATTGGTAATTAATTTATCAATGCTTATTTCGATAGCCTCTAGCATACTTTATAATAGATTAATCGTGTTAATTCTACGTCGTATAACGCATCGTGTAGACGCGAATCATCCACTTCTATACCTACTATTTTAGCTACTGTAGAAAGCTTAAAATCCTTTAGTGTGGATCGTACATCTTTGAATTTTTGAGTAGCCAAAACATTAACATCTAAACTATTGCCCCAAAACCATGAAAAGAAATAATCATCACCGTTCTGTTTGAAAAAAGCATTTAGAAAAGGATCATCAAAGCCGGTATTTCGGAATCCACATAAGAATATTTTATCCTTTTTATCGAATTTATCCACGTACTTAGAAAGCATTTGAATAAACTTTTGATATCCTGTAATCATTGTTAATTCGTAACCGTTTAAATCCTCACGTGTAACGTTAGCTACTTTTAATGCATTATCATCTATTACTGCATTTGGATTGGGTTGCATCTTAAAATTAAATGATTCTTTCACCTCACCATCAATTTCAAGAATTCCAGATAATTGATGAATACCATTTTTCCAAAACATGGTACCAGTTGTTTCCAGGTCGTTAAAAAGAATTTTAGCCATTTCTATATTAAATAAGGTGGAAGATCCATTTTATAAATACCTTCATCAGTTGAAGCCCTGTATTCGAACGATTCATTAAAATAACCTGTTTCAAGGCATGATTTGAACTCTTTAATTAGTCCTTCAAAAATTGATACACCTTTTAAGACAAGGTCTTCCATCAAATGATGCACAGACACTTCACATTCTCTATCAACAGCTATGATATAATATGGTAAAACTTCACCTACTGCAGTTGTATATACGCCTGCTTGTAAATGGTAATTTTGATAAATAATATCACGTTGGAATTTTCGAGGCTCTGCATCAGCACATATTTTTAAGTCAATTATAACTTCACCTATTCCATCTAAAAAAGAGATAAACTTAAGACCTTCAAAATCCCATTCTATTTTGTGCTCAGTTTGCTGAATCAAACTCAAGACTTGTTTAGCAGCCCTATTATTTATTACTGCATTCGCCATTCGTTCAGCTAACTTTAAAGTATCAGCAGAAACAAGCTCTTTATTTGGATATAAGCTTATTTGTTCAGCTTTCCATTCTTTATAAGCCTTTGTTGATCTAGGACTTGCACCGCCAATTTCAACAACCATTTCAGAATCTGTGAAAAACTGATCTTCTACAGTATGTGGCTCTAAAACCATTGCGTGTACAAGTTTTCCCAATAACATTGAATCAGTAGTTTCAAAAGCTTTCATTTTATAATTAATAAAAGCGTTTGGACTTCTTTTGAATTTTGATAAGGCAGAATAACTCAACTTTGAGGTACCTGATTTTATATCCTTAATCAAATTTTTTATGAAATTAGCTCTTTTTTCAGCCTCAGAGAGTTTACTTTCTAAGGCTGGATTTTCATTTAAAAGTATCATAACTATGCAGTTTGTTTTTTGGTATTAGCGTTTAAAAACTCTTTCTTTTTAACGCCTAATTGAGACACAAAATCAGTATCAGTGTGTAATAATTGAGCGTCATCAAAGATTTTACTTAAATCCTCTGTACTTGTTGCAAAATCAATTCTACGCATGCAGATAAGTTTTAAAAATTCAGCATTTTCGTGTAACTGTTTATTGTTGTTCCAAATAGTATTGAGAGCCACTAAATCAGTTGTTTTACCGACAACCTTCACTAATGTAGGTGCAAGAGTTGTTGCAGTAACTGGTTTTGCATTTTCGGATTGATTTTCAGAACCTTTTTGACCTGGTACTGGCATATCATCAGAATGTTTGTTATCTGTATCGTCAACCGTTCCAGTAGGCACAAGAAATAAATTGAGTAATACATTTTTCAAAGCGTATGTAGTTGCTTTACCTGCGCTTTTATCTTGAGAATCCACACCATGGCCATATCCTGAAATAATTTGACTTTCACCACTTGTGTGCATTACTAAGTATTTCGGTTCAACCTCTGTAAATACTGATTGCTTAACCTTTACACCGCTTTTTTGGCCATTATAATACGTGTCTTCTTCCCAACGTTCAACTTTTACAGTTGGATTAACTTCTAAAGGAAAAATAACTAATCCATGTTTACGCATAGCTTTACCAATAGCTAACTTTACATCTTTATCAGATACACCTTTATAAGAGCTTGCACCGCTTCCAACGGTCATATTTTTTTCGATGTTTTCTACCTCACCCATAACGGCAAGAATAGCACTCACTAAATTTGTCATAATGTCAGATATTAAAGGTTTATAATGATAATAAAACAGAAAGACCCAAAAATTAGAGCTATAACAGCTAATTGAAAAAAGAAATGTAAAGCTTCTTTAGCTGGGCTAAATTCACTAGATACTACATTGTATTCAAGCGAACGGAAAAATTTAAGAATTGATTTCATGTGTGTTACTTTTATGTGTTAAAAAAAAATATCTAATATTCCTATTTGATATACTCAGTTTGAATTTTTTTTATGTCGTGGTGCGAAAACCAATCTTCATAAATGATCTCTTTACCATCTTCTACTTTAATAAAGATCACCTCAGTACCGTGAGGCAATTTATTATAGATCATTGCGTCATACATACTTTCTCATTTATATCAAATAATTGTAATACTTGCTCATTAGCTACTTCTAAGGCTGTTTGTATCGCCAAAGTATAATCGTAGGAATCATCACCAGGATACGCATTTATATCTTCAAAATTAGGTGCGTCATAATCATTGTTAAACCAACCCCTAATAGATGAACTTCTTTGAGCAGAAAATTCTACTTCTACCTCTTTAAGGTCTTCATCATTAAAAAACCCTTCATTGTAATTTGACAAATTGACATAATATGCTTTTAAGCTGTAATTGTCATTTTCTTGATCTACGAGAACAAACTTTTCTGATTGACCTTCGATAATTGTTAAATCTTTCATAACTTTGATTTGTGTTAAAATGCATCCCTTGCGGGTGTGTTACTTTTAATAAGCCCTATTACCGTAGGGCTTTATTTGTTTTGATACTCAAAGATACATATAGATACATATAGATACAAATTTATTTTAATATTTATTTTTGTATTTTTATTTACTCTTTGTGTTAGGATCTTTCCGCCATACATAAAAACTGTCTTTTTTTGTTTTTGTTTTGTAATTATATGTAGAATTTTCTTTTTTTATTCTAGCAATTACAAGCCTTATATAATGCCTTTTTTCAGCTGGAAATTGCAAACATTGACAATTTACCTTTAAAGAAAGCAATGCCTCTTTGACAGTTGGTTCTATAGATTTGTTTAAAAGTTTCATTTATTATATATTGGTATAATATTTGACTAATGAAGATACAATATAAATTGTATCAATACATATCAAAGATACAAATTTATACAAATTAAACAATTGAAAAAATGTTAAAAAATTTGGAGATTGCCATCAAAGAAAAGTTTATAAAAAAAGGATTAGCAGCCCAAGCATTAAACATGAATCAAGGCAATTTATCCAAGCTTATTGCCACTCCAGAAGAAGCTGTGGATAATCTTTGGAACACTACAATTGTTAAATTAGAAAAAACATTTCCTGAATATAATATTGAGTGGCTTCTTGGAAAATCAGAAATAAAATACAGTAGTGAGAAGCATAATAATTTCCAAATAAATAATCTTAAATCTCAATTAAATTCTAATGGAAACATTTTAGGAGACATTCCATACAATGAAATAGCCATGTTTGACGAGGATGGCAATACAAAGTTTTATGAAATATCTCCAGGAGTATATAGAATGAAAGTTCCATTGATTAGCGAGACTGCTAAAGCTGGTGTTCTTTCAGGTTTTGCAGACGCTGAATATATTGAAGATCAAGAATACATAGTAACTACTGTTTATAGGTATCATAAAGGAAGATACAAAGCTTTCCGAGTAATGGGAGACAGCATGGATGTTGACAAAAGAACGACCTTTATTCATGGTGATGTTGTAATTGGAAGAGAAATAGCTCCTGAGTTATGGAAATCTCGTTTCCACACCCACAAATATCCATTTTATATTTTTGTAACTAAAAATGATGGAATTATTTTTAAAGAGTTAGTCGATCACAATGTAAATGAAGGCATAGTAACACTCCACTCTTTAAATGAAGACAAGGAAACCTACCCTGACTTTACAGTTGATTTAAAAGAGGTCGCATTTATTTATAATGTAGTAAAAAGAGAAGTAGAAATATAGATGAGCATAAACAACGTGAAAAATGAAATAAATATATCCGATACGGTTATAGATTTCCTAAAATCAAAAGATATATTTAAAAACGATGAAATACATTTTGTAACAGGAAAACAGCAAAGACCATCCAGGACCAAATTAATTTTGGTTAACACCTTGTTTGCAATGCAGGATGAAGACGATAATGAAATAATCGGGAGTCTTAATGTAAATATACAAGATGAAGATACCATTTGGATTGAGTATATCGGAGAGATTCTAAATTTATTTCTTGACGAAAGCATTATAGGTAACTATAGATTAGAATTCACTAACGAACATTTATTCAAAGTTTCAAAAGATCTATATTTCAAAAATCTAAAATTTAAATTTACATCAATATAATGGCACTAAAAGAAATTGAATACAACGCCGAAGCTGCACGCTTTGTCAAATTTAGAGAAAAGATGGAGCTTTCACAGGTGGAAATAGCAAAAATCCTAGAAACCAAGCAACCTAATATTAGTAAAATTGAAAAAGGTGAAAGACCATTAACATTTTCTATGCTAAGAATTCTTCGTAAAAAATATAAACTCAATATAAATTGGTATATCACTGGCCAGGGTACGATGCTAAATGAAGAGGAAGACAAATCTACTATTCTTGCAGATTTAGCAACGATAAAAAAAGATTATGAAGATCTCTCCAAGTTATATGACAATTTAAGAAGCACTGTTAACAAGCTTGTGCGCGACGTATACTCCAAGGATTAGATATCTAGCTTCTTCATCCAATCTGATAACATATGTGATTTTTCTTCGTTCGTCGCTTTGATATAACGTAGAAACATTTCCTCCTTTTTATGTCCAGTTGCTGACATAATCAATAACGTAGGTACACCAAGTTTAAACATATTGGTTGCATACGATCTCCTTCCTGTATGACTTGTAACCATTGAGCTGAGCATAATTTTCTGACCATCCTTATCGCGCCCGATCATTCTATCAATGCCAATTTCTTTGAGTGCACAAATTTCTTTAATAGTTCTATTAAAGTGCTGATTGCTACACACAGGAGGGAGCTTTCCATCATAACGAGATAAAACATCCCTCATCCCTTTCATAATCGGGATTGTTACACGGTTTTCAGTTTTATCTTGCTTGATACGAATGTAGTCGTTATCAATATCAATTACCTCCAA